CATCTCCGTGAAGGCGAGCGTGACAGCGGTGTACGAGACGAAGTAAACCGAAGCGAAAAGCGACTTCTGCCGAAAAGATAAATTTTTTACCGAAAGGGCTTGCATTGTTCGGCGACTTCTGGTATAATACATTTCGTTGCCGATGCTGATGTAGCTCAGTCGGTAGAGCGCATCCTTGGTAAGGATGAGGTCGCCGGTTCGAATCCGGCCATCAGCTCCACGAAAAACCCTTGAGTTTCTTAGAAAACTTGAGGGTTTTCTTTTATACTCCGGAAGACGCCAGACCTCATCTTTCCCTTTTTGTTCCGTCCGATGTTCCATACACGCTCATTTTTTCTTGTGCCTGCTTATATAATTCGGGTCTATACTTGACGTATCTTTGTTCCGTTACGTCCGTTTTTTGATGTCCCAAAAGACGAGCGATCATGTCGATGGAAATGCCGGATTCTCTCCACTCAGTTGCACAAGTGTCTCTAAAGTCATGCGCTGAATAATCCTCTATTCCGCATAGCTTGCGGATTCGGTCAAACGACCTGCGGTATTCTGTATAACTTAATGGACGCTCTCGTTTCAGATCGCAATAGCTATTCAGTACGAACCCAGTTCGTTCCCTCGGACTAAGTTGGGCAAGCAACCCTTGAGGAATAGGTATCACTCGTTCTTTACCGTTTTTCGTCGTCTTTACTTCCGGAGCCGATCTCCCCGGATGAACAACGGCTCGTCGAATGTGGATACAATCACGTTCTGTGTCAATATCCTCCCAGCGCAATCCGAGAATTTCTTCGATACGCATTCCCGTAGAGCACAATAAAGCCGTCATACGACGTTCTCGAACATCCATGACGGGAATTGTATTTCGCACAGTCGCGATCTTATCAGGCGGTAGTGCTTTGTGATGAACCGTTGGCCGACCTTCAATTTTCAGTCTAGAAGAATGGAGCGGGTTTCGTTTTATATAGCCATCTTCTACTGCACCGTCGAAAACTGGAGACATGATGTTTTTGATCTTCAGGATTGTTTCTTTAGAATACGTCTTTGATAATTCGTTGAACCATTCCTGAATGTCTCCAGTGGTAATATCGTCTATCGGAATATCACCAAGCCTTGGAATAATGTGATTCTTAAGTATTCTTTCACGATTGACCATCGTCGAGCTGCTTTGCGAAGACTTATAGGTTCGAATATAATCTCGAAGATAGTCGCCGAATTTTACTGAATTTTTACTTCCATTTTGATTTTCGTCGACTGAGCTTTCAATGAGCTTTCTATAATTCTCGAGTAGATCGGCCGTGGTTTGACCTGTTACCCAATGTCCCTTCCCTCGAACAGTGACGTATTGCTTTAATCGTTTAGCCATATCGTTCTCTCCTTGTCCTGCATCGAATATTCCGCTGTCAAGGAGCGCGAGGGATAGCAAGATCGTTTGCTGAACCTCATCCTTAGTGTACATTTTCGTATCGCCCATGTCAACCTCCGAAATAGACTTTTCTTGACATTTGCTGTAGTTACAGGTATAATAGACTCGTTCTCATACAGAAGCCGCTCAAGGCTTTTTATAGGAAGGAGGTGATGCCATGAGTTTGACGTACTCTTGCCCCGGTAAAAAGGGGGAACACTATTTACGGCACCGCAGCTTTGCTTCGGAAAATGACCGTCGATCTTGATACCGCCAAAAAGGTTCAGGAGGTAATGGACAATGAGACCAATAAGGTCAACAAGTCTGTATCGAAAGCCCACTAACTTTCGAATCATTAACTAATTGAGCGGCTTCTGTATGAGAACAAAACCGGCTGTCACGGTCTATTTCTAGGCTTGGATTCCACATCTGGATTACTCTGCGCTGGATGTTTCTTCGGTCGCAGATTTCTTGTACACGAGATCCGTGAGAAAATCGATCGCAGCATAGAGCATACTCAAATTCTGATAACCCTTAACCTCAATACTATTCAGCGTCTTGATAACACGCAGAATATCTTTTTCGTTGACTTCCATATTAGTTCTCCCTCAAAATAGCAACCGGCTGATACACAAACTGGTACGGATCAGTATTATCGCCAATGCCGTCGAGTCCATAGTCCAAGTAAAGCCGTTTAACGCCGTAGACTTGCGCTAGGTGATCTTCAAGACAGCATCCTGTAGATTGATAGTACCCCGGCGCGAAAAAACACAGATCTGCTTGGGACATCAATTCCGTGCATTTCGTCATGTATTCTAGCGGTGTATGCTTATTGGCGTCATAGTCTTCAAAGAATGTATCCAGAATTTCACAATCCGGATAATAAAGTCGAACTACATGAATGGCCAGTTCGCGATCTTTTTTGATTTGTTCTTTCGTTTTGTCTGCCATTGGCAAAGAGATATAGACTTTCATGGTCTTATTTCCTTTCAGATCTTTAGGACAGTGGCTGTAGCAGTAGAAAGTTCTGCCTTTTTTAACGTTACAACTGTAGCGCCAGAAGCCGTATACAGTCTCGGACTTGCGCTCGATGCTTTATACGTCACTTTTGGACCACATGTACGAACGCTGGCTGCCCCTTTCTCATAAAGAGTTCCATCATAGTCGATTGCCTCAATCGAACTTCCTCGGCCAGTGACACTTGTACTTCCATTTTTGCGATAGGACAGGGTATTCTTCGCATATTTCCCAGTATAACTTCCGTTTGAAGAAGCGTAATAATATACCATTTGATATTCTTTTGTTTGAAACGTACCGGATGAACCGTTTCCCTTATATCGAGTCGTGCTAGTGTGCTCAGCGCCGAGTGTGTCACGCCACTCTCCACCCTTGAAAATATCAGCACCAGCAGAATTTACGCCATTGGCGTCGATTAGACTTGATGCGCTATAATTCATCCAAACCTGCGATGGAGTATACCCTGTTCCATTCATGTCTGTAATAGAGGATGGCGTGTAATGTGTGTAAAGCACTGGCAGCGTATCGTAACCTTCAATTGCTCTATGTGCCATACCTTTCAGCATGACGAGGACTATCTCACCAAGAAAATACTTCCATTTTGAATTTTCTCAGGCCTGCCGCTTTGGCCGAAGCCTACTCCCCCGCCGGGGATAGTCTCTGAACATTACCCTGTTCGGGTCTTAGCTGCGCTGATTGTCCAATCCTTATCGATTTTAAAGCATTCGCACTCAGGCTTATTTCATCCTCATGCTGTAGCTGACAAGGCTCTAAGGAGTTCCCCGCAATTCAACAGGTCCGCGCCTAGAATTTAAGAGAAGGTGATTGTTTCTCCGTAAGCTGGCGTGTATGTCGTTGGGACAAATGCCTCACTCGTTCGAAGAAACGTAACATACTTGTCGCCTTCAAGATGAATTCCGTAAGTTGACGCCTGCGTAAAATCGGTTACGACTTTGACTGAGTCTGGATTAACAGTGGCCCCTTTATATCGTAGTGGACCCTTAACGGTAAGCATATTGGTCGACGTGTCATGAGCATCAAGATCGCCAACGGAGATACGTTGGCCTTTTAGCAAGCCGACAACCGCCGTAGCTGATGTAAGATCCGCAACATAAGCTTTCGTCGCATAAAGTTCTTCGATGGTCGATTTTTGGGCGTACAGATTTTTGATATTGGTAATTTCACTGTTAATGTCAGTGATATCCGTATCGATTGACAAGACGCTCCGCTTCAAACCATCAACGTCTTTGATTGTCAACTCAAGACTACCCTGAACTTTATTGATCGAATCTGTTACGTCAGCCCGAATGCTACTATCCGTTTGGGTGATCTTACTATTGAGACCTTCAACTTTGTTGTTGATCTCGGAAGTAAGCGAAGATTCCGTTTGAGTAATCTTAGACGACAGCGTATCAAGACTGTTCTTGACATTGCCGATAATTTGTCCATCGCCGATGTCGAGTGCTGCTGTAATCTGACCAAGAGTTCCGCCGGGCATACTCTCGAGATGAATCTTTCGATCCTTGATTGTGAGAACACCGTCTACCTCAGTAATGAATTGCTCAAGCAGACTTGCCGCCGCAGCACCACCTGCACCACTTCGTTTTGCTTTTGAAGCCGTGTCAGATGTACTACTGGCAGAACCGCTCAGGGTCTTATCCTTTTTTAAAATGATTTGATTCGGATCTTCCAACGTATACTGAACATTTTCTGGAGATTTTAAATCATACTCAATGGCAGAGCACATTAGAAATATGTCGATACCATGCGGAGTAGACTTAATCCGAAGTTTGTCACCGAGATTGAAGGGGGTTACCATTGGATAGAAAATATGTAGATCGATTGCTCTTACCGTTATTTCGGGAGGAATTCCCTTATAGTTGTCTTTGATGTATTTTTCTGCTTTCTGCAAAAGAGTATTAGCATCATCGACACTGCCGAAGTCCTGAGTTTTTATGATCCGCCCATACTTGGCTACGGCAGATTTGATTTCTAGATATTTTCCATTCTTGGCATATTTACTCGAACTTGGATTTCCAGCGTTTTCAATAGTTAGCTTATCTTTTCCGACTGGAAGAAGAATAGTAAACAAATCTTCGCCAGAATCCTTGTTTGTCATTTCGATTAGGTTCTGACCGTATTCGATTGTCTGCGTATTCGTATCAGGATACTCTTTCAAATAATCAATATATCGATTAGTACTGTCGTATCGGATTCGAATAAAACCGCCAAAGTCATCGATTAAATCGTTCTCGAAAGCATTAAATGTTTCTCGATAGCTATCCTCTCCGAATTCTTCGTTATTCCCTTTTTCATCAATTGTGATCTGACCGGCAATGAATTGCTTTTCAGGTTCAACTTGCGCATTGTGATCGGAAATAAGTTTTCTAAAATGTTCTTCCGCCGTACGTTTTCCTTTGCTTGGAGGAAAAACAGAGTCGATCAAATACGAAAGGCATCCTTCACAATATACTTTTCGCTGCCTAAATATGTCAGTATCGTTGCTAAGAACTCTGCCATAAAATATAGTTGTTCCGTCGCGAGCAACCTTGATCTTAGTCGACATGGGATTTAGTTTATTATAGAGTGGATGCTGCGGAAATATAGTAAATTCGAGGGTACCACTTTTGTTTATTTCTTGCTTTAGAGTTGGCGAAATCAGTTGATACTCCGGTTCGTTCCAATCACTGGCAAATAGTAGCTCATTATTGGCGTAAATCTGATAAACCATTATAAGCGCCCCCTTCGATAGTCAATACTGATCCTTCCGGTTCCGTTGATTGTAACGATATTATTACCGTTTCCAAAGGTGACGCCATAAATTTTTGAAGTTCCCTTTTTAATTGGATACGTTGACCCATTATACGTTATCGTCATATCTGCTGTAGACGTAAAAATCGGAGATACCCGCTGAGCATCCCCGATGATCGTCAAAGTCAACGATCCATTTACGTCCACAAGCTTGTAGTTCTGAATGACGTCGGTTTCGAAATTAAACGTATCCCAGATCCATTCATCGAGTGTTCCGACAACGTTTCGCTTATATGGCTCGACGTCATATCCGATTGTTACGCTGGAAATATTTGAGCCAGATTCCCAAGAGCTGACCCAGAATCTTCCTTCATAAAAATATGAGGGCTCGTCAGAGAGAATTGCTCGAAGAGTCTTTCCGTGAAGATATTCCGTGATCTCAGCCAGTTTGACGTTCCACGACATATGATTCGGATCAACGAGAAACTTAAAAGATCCATTTCGATTTTTGTATACTGGGTATCCCGAAAGCGCTTCTGATAAATCGATACCGCCATCTGCACCGGGTATGTCGATAAAATTTGTCTTAACCTCTGGCGTGGCAAAAACAGGTCGGGAAGAAGGGATTAAATGCCAGTCTTTCCAACTGTCCTTGTTCCCGAAAACGACAGAATGTTCTCCATTGTACTCGGTTACGTACATTTAATTTCCCCTCCCGCGCATAATTGTTCGCTGTCCAAGATTTCGATCCATATCACCTGCGATCTGTCCGACAAGTGCGCCACTATTAAGCACGATCTGCATACTAGCCATCTTTTCACCCAGAGCGTCAATTCGATCATTAACAGAAGAGATAGCTCCAATAATTCCAGAGAGATCACTTCCATTTTGATTGATTTGGCTGGATATGGCACTAGCATTACGCGCAGTGATACCTGCGATACCGGATGCATTTGACATTGCAATATTTCGACGAGATGCCAACATGTTATCCATGGAAGTAATTCCAGTCTGTACGCTGGAAAGATCCAAGACAGGTGTAATGACGAGATGATTATCCGAATTAAGAGCGTCGTTGATCCCTTGCAGTGCATATTCCGTGGCGAACGCGAGCTTTTCAGCCATACTGATTGCGGAGGATTCTGCCATATTCGAATTCTCCGTTATGCCATTGGCCAGACCTTTGGCACAGTACATACCCATATCAAAGAACACTCGAGACGGAGAATAGATTAAGAGGCTGCTCTTGGATGCCGCTGACACACTACCTGCCATCGTTCTTGCAGCGTTTCGTGCCAAATAGCTATACTCGAATATTCCGTTGGCCAATCCAATTGCAATATTCTTACCGATATCGTAGAACTGAGATATGCAAGAAGCATTAACAGATTGAGCCGCACCATCAACCAAGTCAGATAATGTCGACGAAATACTCGGATTTGCCTCGTTCATTCCACGAATTACTTCAGCGATGACGCTGCCACCCGCATCGTAGAAAGACGGCATCGAGAGAGTGAGTGCATTTGTCATGTTGAGCAGAAGACTTCCAAATATGTCGTAATCCCCGGACACGTCTTTATTGGTGAAAAGAGCTGTAATTCGCGGGAACATGCTTTCTGCATTTGCCACAGCCTCACTTACGCTATTCGATGCTCTATTTCCCAGATAATAGGCGAATACGCCGATATCTCGACCGAATTGAGCCAACTTACTGCCATAGGAAGCCACATCAAATCCATCCAGACCATCCCACATATGCGTGATATTCCAGAAAACCGATTCACTATCTGTGGAAGATGTCGCCCCCTGCATTTCAGTTACGAATGCTCGAAGGACACTGACCGATGTTCCAATCTTTGCCACATCGCTTTCCGTTAGGTTACCAGAAGCAGTTACGTAACTCCGAATACCTTCTCCAAGAGAGGACATTCCCGAAACGAACGTCTGCATATCGGTTTTATCAAACAACTTATCGAAGAAGCCTTGTTCCGGAATGAGATTAGCTGCTTCGATAATCGATTTGAAAATCCCTGTCGCTCGATTTGCCTGCTTCTGTTCATTTGTATCAATCGCGTTGTCGCCGGTAAAAGCATCCACGTATTCTCTAAGCGGATCCTTGAGGCTTGCCAAATCGTTGATAAACGAACCGAAATTCGTTAATTTCAAATATTTATCAGCGAGCCCTTCTTTCGGAACGGTGTTAGCAACATCCACGATAGCCTGAATAGCGGAAGACGAGTTGGTCACGTTATCCCAATTCGTCCGATATCCGATCGCATTAGAATACGAATTCAGTGCCGTAGCAAGCGGAATCAAACTATCGCAGAATGACTGAAGGCTGCTAATCCTTGCGACCTTCTCGAGCATCAATGCTATAACACCCTTCTCAGGGATTGAGTTCGATATATCAACGAGCCCCTGAATCAAAGGCGTCGTCTCAGATATTTTCGCGCTGTCAACATTCTGAATTTGTGCAGAATATGTACTCACGGCTGTACCAAGAGAGCCAAGTCCCATCGCGAACATAGTCAGATCCGATACTCCGGTAATGGCGTATGTGAGCGCGTCCCAGAATGTTTTTGCGGGAACGTGCTCTTTAACCATATCGCCGACACTCGTAATTGCAGTGTTCACGACATCGATCTTTGCTTGGTCTATTCCGTTGGCTTTTGTCTGATATGTCGCTAAACCATCAGCAAGAGTATTCAGACTGTCCATCACGACTTGCGCTGACGTTTTACCGTCTTGTAGCCATCCGGTCAGCAAAGATCCAAAGGCTTCTGCAACACCAGCACCGGTTATGGCTAGAGCGGCAGCACCGAGATTCCGAATCCCGGACAGAGAACTTCCATCGACCTTTTGAACTTTCTCGAGGAAAGGTTCCAAATCGGTCATGAAAGTAGACAGGGCGGTTCCGATTGAAGTCATACTTCCCGTCGGTGCTTTATCGGTTATTCCCAAAAGTCCTCGGAAGAAAGATCCTAAGAAATTTCCAATCGAGCGCATGACCTTTGATGCGTCATCGATAGATTTGGCAACACTGGAAGCTCCATTGGTGCCCAACAGTGATCCAAGTCCCCAAGCGATCAGGCCGATAACACCGATAACAGCAAGAATGATGGCAGATGCTTTTGCGGCAGCGCCGAAACTCACTCGGGATAGCGCACTGATCGAGTAAGATAGTGACGACACAAGAAGCGAGATCGATGCGCTGATAGCTAATGTGTTTCCGCCGTCGAGTCCTTCCATCTTTTTCATGGCTTTGAAGAATATGTACATCATTCCCGCCATGGTAATGAGCATGAGAAATGTTTGCCCTATTTTCAATCCGCCATTGATGTTCTTGCTTAGTTCAGACATGCCCTTAATGAGGACACGAATTCCAATCAAACCCTTTGTTATACTCCAAGCATCTATTTCGCCAAGCTTGGACGCAGCGTGCACAAAGATCTCGACTGCCAAGCCCATCATAATCATGGAAACACCGCTCGCAAACTTGACGCCCTTGCTGCTGCGCATAAGCTTAGACATGCCTGTCAAAAGTACGCGAATTGCAGTTAGCCCCTGAAGAAGGACACCTAAGTCCATTTCGCCTAGGCGTTTAAGCGTTTGCGAAAGCGCCCATACCGATGCGGCCAACCCGACATAGGATAGTAAGCCAGCACCTCTGTACTTCTGTCCTCTGTTAAGCACGGATGTATTCTGAGATATGCTGGTCGATATCATTCGGATAATTGCCCACATAGATACGAGGCCTTTTCCGAGATCTTCGATATTCATGGAGCTGAGCTTGGATACTGCTTTTACTAGAATTCGAACAGCAATTGCCATGCCGATGAGCGTTCCAGCGGAGGCCTCCATACTCTGAGTTCCAACTTTTTGTTTCATTCCAGAACTGATCAGTCGAATCATGGCATACATTCCGACAAGGCCTTTGCCCAACGAAGCCATATCCATTTGAGCAATCTTTTTAATGGAACGAACCAGCAGAGCTACGGCGATAGACATCTTTAGAATTGCAGTTCCTACTTTATCGGCGCTTTCTCCATTTTCAGAAACCTTACCAAGTTCTCTCACGAATCCTGTAATAACGACAAGAATGGCAACAAGACCGAACATGGCCGAACGGAATGCGTCCGGATCAAGCTTTGACAATGCCCATAGTGCAGCAACGAGAATACCGACACCAATCGAAATTTTAAGAACCGTCGATCCGATATTCTTAATTTTCGATTTGAAGGCCTCTGCCATGTTGTTGAATCCATCAGCTAAATCATCAAGTGCATCCAATGGAGAAGTAAAAATCTTCGTGATGTTATTAATCGTTTTTATGACCTTTAGAAATATCAGGCCGTGCCACAGGGATTTAATAACACCGAAAAATCCACCGCCGAATATGTATTCGAACAACGCTTTTAATCGTTCTCCAAACCATCCAAATGCTTGTTTTGCTTTATCAATCAGAGGGGAAACTTTAGCAACGAATTTTTCCTTAAAATCCGGGAAAGCACCCACAATTCTAGAGATGAATGTCGAAAAGAAATTCTTGATTTTAGCAATCAACTTGGAATTGGAGATAGTCTTCTTAATACCGTCGACACTAAAACTAGAAAGGATTTTCTTGATATTCTCGACTGGGTTCAAATCTCTGGCAAAATCTTTGAACTTATTCCAAATGCCTTTATAGTCAACATTTTTGATTTTGTCAACAAAATCGGAAATAAGGCTTGATGGGTCTAGATTTTTAAAGAAAGCTTTAATCTTTCTATAAATCTCAACAGCACTAAGCCCTTCGAATTTCGAAAGAAAATCTTTAATTACCTTCACGGGAAGTAGGCTATTAAAGAAATTTGAAATACTTACTCGAATATCTTCAGGAACAAGACTCTTGATAAACGATTTGATTTTATCGACAATTGGCGTGATTCGGTCGACTATCTGCTTTATCTTTTCAGGGAATGTAAGAGGAACCTGAGCGTTTGACTCCGAAATGTCATTAATCCCGGAATCCCCAAAAAGTGTATCGCGAATCCGGATAAGAGTGTTCTTTATTTTCCCATATACACCAGACAGTTTTTCAAGAATTCGGTCAAATGCTTTCTTTATATCATTACCAAACTCGGTAAGTAGTTCAGATCCTTTTAAACTGTTAACAATCGAAGCTCCGAAATCCTTAAACGTTGACACGACGCCCGCAACAAACTCGCCTACATTCTGCGCCACATTTTTAAGTTCGGACAGCCCACTCTTAATAATCTGTGACGAGGATATGTACGATCCAATTTCGGATGCAAGAAGCCCGATGCCGCCAACCAAAAGCATAAACCCATTGAATATTCCAGTAAAGATTCTAGAAATGGCTTTACCAAGGCCACCGTTCCAAAGTTTAGACCAGAAATCTTCGAGATACTCAATTATATTGGCGAGTATGGCTCCCAGTGGAGACAACAATTCCACAATCGAATCGACAGCTTTTTCAAAAAGATTGGATTTTTGAATGGACGTCGCGACAACGGTTATCCAGTCTAAGAATGCCCCAGTGATTGAAGACAGAATGGTGATCAGCGGTGATAGCGTGACCGTGACTAGTTTTATACCGCCAGTGGCAAGTGCGGACAATGCACTTTTAACGACATTAGCTACAGCAGAAACTGACAGCAGTAATTTACTCAGGAGTGAAACGTTTGATACGGTATCGTCTGAGAATACTGTTCCGTCGGCTCCGGACACGGCGTCGATTTCAAAATACTCTTCAGCACTTTGCTTAGCTTCCTCGCTTTTACTGGCAATCGAATCCCAATAGGCATTCCATAGTGCCTGATTCTTAGGCCGCCAATTAGCAATGCGATCGAGATCTCGAGACCCGGTTTTATCGACCCACTGTTTCATCCAATTCGGCATTTGCGAATATATCGACAAGGCCTGTTTTTCGGACGATTGGTCTTGGCCGGTCACCGCTTCCCAGTATTCGTACCATGCATCTTGATTTGACTTCCGCCAATTTGTTATTCTGGCTAATTCTGACGAACCACTTACATCAACCCAATGCTGCATCCATTTTGGCATTTTTGCATACAGCTCTTTGGCTTTTTCTTCATTTTTGGTTAAACCTTCAGAGATAGATCCGTTAATCGCGCTGGCTGATGAATCCAGTGTATCACTCGTTTCGGTGATTGCCTTGGCCATAGTTTCGCTATAGTCAACGGATATCCCCATCGCTTCACGAATCACATCAGTAAGCGTATAGAATCCGGCTGTGACACTAGTCAGTGTTTCTCCCGTAATTGGCGGAAAAATAGCGGTCCATACTTGATGAGCAATGCTCCCGATTTGTTTAAAAATCGCATAAATATTTTGAAGTGATGCAATAAGTAGGTCGCGGCCGCCATTATCATGCCAGACTTCCAAAATAGCATTTCTGGTTTCAGCGGCGGATGAGATGATATTACTAAATTCGTCATTTACGGCAGTAAGAAGATTCGTCGCCTCATCAAAATCGCCGATAATGTATCTCCAACTCATAGTCCATCCGGACTGCATGGCTTCTTTCAGAGTATCGAATAGCTGAGTAAATGTGCGAACCTTTGTAGCAGCATCCGTTGCAGTCTGACCGAGTTCGAGAATTGCAACGGCTTGTTCTTCGGTATATCCCTTATTCTTCCAATACTCGACTCGTTGAACGATCTCTGCATCGGTGAGATCTTCGTAAGACTCCGTGAATTTTTCCAGAGTTTCCGTTAAGATATCGCTTGTTAACCAGCTATTCTTTAACGTTTCGCGAAAAGATCCTTCCTTAGCAATCATCTTATCAATTTGAATGCCATGTACTCTGGCAGTTTCCATCAAACTATTCTGGAAAATTTCACCGCCCATATTGGCATTAACGACTGAATTCCAGTCCATAAGTTTGACTGCTCCAGAAGCGAGAGCCTGAGATAGTTGATACATTGCCGTGGAAGTTTGCTGTGCAGTTGATCCCGAAGTCGCGGCAAGATTAGCAATGCCTTTGATCGCTTTTGTCGAGGTATCCAGATCAACACCGGCCGCCGTAAAACGACCGATATTTTCAGTCATCTGCGTGAAATTATAGATGGTCTTATCGGCATAGTGATTCAGGTCATCGAGCGCGGCATTAACCTGATCGAGAGTCGTTCCTTTAGACTTTGTATTAGCCAAAATCGTTTGGATCGACTTCATCTGAGTTTCGTATTCATTAAAACCGGATTTGATGGGTTCAATCGTAAGTGCCTTCGCTATGCTTTCAGTCATGGCGATTGCTCGATTGGTCAAAGTTCGAATGATTTGATCCCCGACAATCCCCATTAATGTAAATCGGGATTCTATCTTGTCGATCGCTCTTTCAATAGGTGACAAATCTGTTTCACGAGCAGCGTCCTCTATTTCTTGGAACCCGTTTTTTCCGTTTTTAAAAATTAACGAATCGTCTAATTTTCTAAGAGAATGGATACTCGTTTGAATGTTGCTTTCGAATTTTCGATTATCAAATTCCATCGAAACAATTCGATTATCAATCTCATTCATTCCAGAGTCACCTCCTTCCAAGCTTCATCTGCTATCCGATCAAAAACAGGTCGCATGGCAGGATTTATATAATCGACACCCTTAACATAACCGCCATTTCGTGTTCCATGTCCCATTTGTAGAATAAGAGCGATATTAACTCCATGATTGACGTTCGTATTGCTCCAATGGATCTGATAAGACGATTTACTTTTAACAACTTGGTATTGCCACGAAGCTGCGGTTCGTCCCGTATCAACCGGCGTATTTTTAGATAGAGCAAGGACGCCTTCTTCGCCATATTTGTTAAGCTTCTGAATAAGAGCACCGTTCGTGGCTCTTCTAAAAAAGCGTTTTGTTTTTTCGTAATTCCCTTTGCAAGTTACTCGAATCATCCTCTAGAACGGCACTCCTTTCTTCTTGCGGAATTAAGAGCCTTATTTTGGGCAATAGTATCCTTATGGCTCATCTTTTTGCCCGGCCCTTCCTTAATGGCGCAAATTCGAATGAGAGTCATTAGCCGATTGATATGCCATTTTTCACATTCAAATGGAATTCCATACCGAATCATCCAATAATAGATTACCTCGGATGTGATAATCTTTTTGGACGGGTGAGTGCTATTCTCCCGAAATGTCGTTGCGGTCATACTATCATTTATATAGCTCAGGATGCTAGCGTAGTTGTCTTCGGAAAGTGCCAAATATGTTTCTTCGGCAATACCCGGGGCAATCGTCATGCAGCGGATATAATCGATGAATTCTTTTCGCGTCATCTTTGGAATATTATCCATAAAGGATTTCTTCCATTTTGATTCCCATTTGGAAATAGAAATAAGAGAATGCTCCAAATTCAGAGTTTGCTCTTTTGAGAAAATGAATGTGGAAGTATTCTCATCAAAAAGCTCTCGAGCAGGAATTCTAATCTGAAGCATTCTCTATCGCCATCCTTACTTATCCTTGACCTGCGGAATTACTCCATTCATAAAAGCGGCCGCTTCGTCGGCATTTGTAATCAAGCTCATAAACAACTGATCATAAGCAGGGGTCTGTCTAAAATCTTCTCGAATCTCATCATTCTTAATGAACCGCCTGCCATCCGGAGACTTCTTACCGACCGATCGAAGAATAAACTTACTAAAGAATTCATTCAACTTATTGCCATCCTGATCGTTCAGAAGAGCATTCAAATTAGCAATCATGCCGCCTTTAAACTCAAGATCCATTCCGACAATTTCGGACTGGGTCAGATTGAAATAAAATTCTTCGTCATGTTCATTTCCATTGTAATCAGTGTAATGAATAGTTTTTGCGATCATAAATATGGTCTCTCCTTTCAATGTGTGTCAATTAGCCAGCCTTAAGCATGTTAATAACTTCGGTCGGAGACGGAAGCCTTGGCGCTGCGTCTGCACTGCCATAGAGAATCTTCTCAAGTGCTGCAAGCTTCTCCTTATCTACCTTCAGAGAATTAATTGTGATCAGGGATGTATTCTTGTACCCTTCAAGCTCAGCCGGAGTGGTTTCAAATTCCCAACTCATTTCGATCGGTTCCGGAGAATCATTAATCGACTCATAGGAACGCTCAGACGGAGAAGCGGTCGCACCATAAACAAGATGCAGTTTATATCCAAGACCTTCACCCTGAACATCATTGCCAATCTGAGTCTGATAGGAAAGACCAAACTTCTTACGAGGCTGCTGCCCAACGTATACGCCAGCGACAACCATAGACGAGCCGTCGCAATCGTAAAATTCATCAGGGAACATGTACGCATTGATGGTACCGCCAAACGTTTCCGCGCTTCGAAGAGATGCATACTTAATATCGTCTGCATACATATCATTCGCTTCCGCACCGTCGGGAGTCTCATCAATGCTGGTCAAGCCATTCCAAGCAACGCCGTCGCCGTAGGTTCCCTCACTGGTTACCGGATAAAGTACGCCCTTGCGAATACCCATTTCATAGAAGCGTTCGCCACTGGCATCCCATTTCAATTCTGCCATTAATAAATACCTCCATTTTGATTTTAGTAATAGATAGTGAATGGATAGTGATTGAGGTTGTCTGCCTGATACGGTTTTCCAAACTCACACAACGGGAATTTCAAAAGTGTATCCAGAATCTTACTGTCTGGATTTCGATCGATCAGGATACCTGCGTATGCCCGACCAATTAAATATGGCCTATCATCGGCATGCTTAATAGGCAGCTTAGATAGACCGTAAATAATACATGGGTATTTCAGTTTTACCGACTCCGGTGGCTGAAAATACACATTTTTGCTTCCCAATGCGATTTCGAATTTACGATGAAGATCCGCTCTCTGGCCCATTGTAAACACCGCCAATCGTCAAAAGAAGACGAGGGCGCTGAACTTCAACATCAGTGACTTTCCAGCGTGCCCCCATCCATTTGATATAGCGTATAGCAAAGAAATGATCATAGGCATATGCGTCCGCCAAAATACTAATCAGGTTATTGACATTCAAATTGTCATTCAGTTGACCATTTGCGTTATCTCTCCGACGTGTATTTCGAAGCACGTCCCCATAATAAGTTCGTTCAGTAACTTGTTCCTCCCAAACTCCGGGGGACTCCGTTTCCTTTGTTTCGGCATATCCCACTACACCATAGAATTTAGCCATACGTTAAGCAGCCGTATAGCGTTCCTTGGTCTCGCACTTGACAACTTCGAACGTCTCTTCCGAGGTACCGGCCTTCGGCTTAGCGTAAGTGACCGTGATAGGAGAAGCGCCGCCATTGGCCACCTTGGTCAGATCGAACGTCATTCCGGACGGCCTGTAGAAAGCAGGAGCATCCGTAGTATTCTCGCAAATCAGCATAGACCCAGAAATATAGTCGTGATAAACTTCTTCGGAAGTGGCTGCAATTTCGTTGTACTTCGGAGTGCCGGTCACCTTATAAATACCCTTGACCAGTACCGTGCAGCTATTTTCGGTATCAGCAACTGCCGTGTATACGGACGCATCGACATACTTGTGCGCAAGATCACCATAGATCATGTGCTTATCCATGCTACCGAGAACGAGCTTGTTATACCATTCAGGATTCTTAACAGCCATTATGTTTTACCTCCATTTTGATTTTTAGCCAGCGGAAACGACAGTTTCGATCGCCATAGCAGAATACGGCTTCGTCAGAGCACCAGAGAAGCGGGTCTCGATCAGATACTTCTGCGCGTTGTAGTCAATATCGAAATCGTCGAACATATTGACCGCACCACCCCTATCGGCACCGACATTATAATCATTAAGGTTGACGATCAGGCCAACCAGATTATGGGTCTCGACCTTAGCACCATTGGTAACGTCTCGGCTAAGGCCTTCCATGGTCGGAACAGTTACAATATCCTTGACACGAAGCGCCGTCTTGAGCTTATCCATGGAATCATAGATAATGCGGCCCGTTGTATCCTCGAGAAGCAGCATGTCGGTGATAGCGTCTTCCGTCGTATAGAACACCGGATCGCCGGAGCCACGATAATTCTTGCGGCTCTTGATAATCGCACGAATAGTAGCCTTGGCGATATCAGATTCACTGGCGCTCTGTGCAATGGTAACCGGAACCTTGATCGTGAACAGATCAGAATCGGTCCAAACCGGGCGAACGTGATCCTCAGGAATCTTGTCGTCACTGGACGTAGGGCGGCCATCACCGGTCAGGATAGCACGCGCGCACTCCTCCTCGAGCATCATGCGCATTTCCTGCTTCAGCCACGCAATGACGTCGAAATCGGTAATATCCAGAACGTCATCGCGATCCATCTTCTGCTTCTTATAGATCGTAGTCGGATCAGTCGTTCGCTTAAGCAAGCTGAACACTTCTTCCTTCTTGAACTTGCCCTTAATGTAACCCTTAGCACGGGCTTCATCCTCAGTCAGATCCGCGAACATAGACTTGACACGAGAGAACGGAGTTCTATGAACGGCATTCATTACCTTAGCAACCCAGTCGTCCTTACGTTTAATGAACTCCGGGGGAGTATTCAGGTTGTGCGGCTCCGGGAACAGCATGCCGACGTCTTCAATACCATGGGCGAGGAAGGCATCCTTCATAGAGCCTCCGCGACGAGCATCACTAATGATATCGGCAATTTCTGCGTGACTCAGGACATTGTCCGGTTCGTCATTTTCAAAAACATTGTGCTTCACTTCTTCGTCCTCCTCACTGTCGCCAGCAGCCTGACCGACAAGATAATATACTGCATTTTTCTGATCCTCGTTCAGCGTGTTAAATACTTCGCCAACGGTCATGTTGGAATAATCGGGCATGTCATCTTCTCCTTCTTCGCTATGCGCGAGCTCTTCATCTTTACACTGATTTTCGTCTTCTTCGCTATGCGAAAGGAAATCATCAATGTCAAAATTACCGTAGATCATGGCTTCCGTAGCACAGTCCTCGCCATGCTCTAGATCGAGATAGTCAATCAACGCACCCGGGTTCGCCCCGGCGAGAACAAGGCTTACTTCCTTGATAGAGCCGTGAAGAACATCTCCACCGCTCTGTTTCAGATTATTTGCATAAATAGAAAGGGCGCTAATATCGCCGTGACGAATCAATTCCCGAGCATGATTTCCCATGTCCGTATTGTTCAGAGCACAATATGCGTACACGCCCTCTTTTCTATTTTGAAGCAACGCATGCCCGAGAACATTCTCTACATTATTATGCGAATGCTGCCAGACAAGCGGAACGGTATGACCGTCATCCGATGCAAACGCATTTCGACGAATAGTTCGTCCATCCGCGCATTTGAGGTCATTCTTGGTGGCCCATCCACCAAAATCCCACTTATTCATAATTTCCTCCTTCTGAATAATCCTCCATAGGTTGCTCATTGTATGCGCTTGGGTCGTACAGACCCATATCTTGCTCGGAAGCATTTAGATTTTTATTTCGAAGAAGATCGGCATCGGGGGTATCAGAAGGTTTATACCCGAGAATTTGACGAATCTCGTTCGACGTTAAGATCTCATTCCGAGTAAAACTGTCAGCGATGGCTGCCATCTGCTCGACCGGAACCAGTTTAAACGGCTCGTTAAAGAACACGATGCGCTGTTTTTGAGTTCTCGCCGTTTTAGTCAAGAACTTTCGATTCATCTCCGTAGTAATTGCAGACAAAATAGGCTCTATGGTACGATTGTAATAATTCAGCATCGTCGTTTCGTCAGCGGTTCCATCCAGAACAGTAGTTGTCATACCGAGTTGGCTATACACCATGTTCGTCAGGAATTCGATTTGAGACATCAGATTATTTTCAATAGATCGATTAAGCTGAACGATCTTCTCGGTTCCATCGGTGTATGCAATGCCGTATTTGCTTCCGGCCAGTTGCATCTCTATATCTTTTCTCCGCTGTTCAGCTTGCTGTTTTCTTGCTTCCGATTTAACCACATACGGAAGCTGAATAATCATGTCCAATTTTCCGGCACCGCTCTGTTCGTCGATTTCGTCCAACAACACGAGTTTTCGATTTAGCCGCTGAACGGTAGAGTTCGGCTCATTCATGATCGCATACAATGGATTTTCAACGATCGAGACATTCTTTTTAGGTAGTGTTATATCTTCCCTAAGACCTGTTGCTTCGTTGTACACATTGATCTTCACATGTTGAGGATACCATTCTGTAATTTTCCCAACTCGCATACTTACAACATCAAAAGCATTGCCTTTTGTGTTTCTCAAACTCGCTGTGGTGTCCGTCGGAACAATAGCAATGCAGCCTTCATCGCATAGAGACATGACAACATCCTGAATGAATGCTCTTCCTGTTTGATCTGTATTGGCCGATACAGTTAGGCATTCGTTCAATCCAGTGTCCATCGCATACAAAAAACGGTCATCATCATCGAGCCGTGCATGCTCAATCGTGATGGCCGCTGCGTCTATGGCTATTCGTGTATAAATTGATGCGATAATCGAGCGTTCTTTGCCATGAGAATATCGACGTCTATCTGGCCGATATCCTCCGAAAGAACCTAATCCATAAGTATATGCGCTTTTCGGAGGATCCTTATTAAGAAAAGCATTCCAGGCATGCTGCAATCTATTTTTAATACCCATTTGACACCTTCTTATTCAAAAGAATCTTTATTTAATTTATAAGCGACATAGGCATCGATCATTCCAGCTACAACGTCAATCTTTGCCTCATGCCGCTTTTTCATAAGTTTTCGGTTACCGTTCGTGTCTTCAAGTGTTATCGCATTTCCTAAGCAGAACTCAGTTATCTTTTGATCAAATATCAGCAGGCGTTCTTCTGCTAATTTTTTAAGTTCACCTAAAGGAACAGTCTCGGTCTTAGCGCCTTGAATGACTTTTTCAATCGCGTAAGCACCATTTTCTCGAGCCCATCGCTCGATAAATTCTCTGGCATTATACGGGTCATAACCAACGGAACGAACATCGTAACTCGAAGATTCCATAAGCCACTGATCCAAATCCTCATATACCATATCCATATCGAGAACTGTTCCGTCAAGAATGATTAGACTGCCTTCTTCAATGAATTCGTCGTATTTTAGTCTTAATGCAGATGGTAGTCTAGCGAGTGTCAACGAGCTAATATAACATCTTGCTTTAACGCCGAATTCGTCTCCTCGAAGCGGGAACAGGAATGTAAACGCGCAGAAGTCATCACCTTGTGATAGGTCACATCCCATAGAGCAAGGCATCCCATTAAAACTTTTCGGCGAGTGAAGAAGCGTTTCTTCATATGTAAAGAAATATGTATAGCCCTCCATAGGTATGCCAAAGCGTTTTGCGAGGATGTCATTTCTGGATGCAGGTGCTTTTTCGGCTCGTTCAACATCCTGCTGATAGGCCTCATAGCTAACGGTCTTTCCTATGTTCGGATTAGCTTTGAGCCACATGGACGGATCAGATACTTCATTTATGTCGTCCAATCGGTAATACCAAATGGATACTTGCGGAGCATAATATTCGCCCCTAAGAATACTAAGGAGCTCCATTTTTATCGTATCGCCGCTTCCATTTCGAACAGTTCCCTCAGAGCTTGTAGCGATAATCAGGTAATCTTCCATTTTACTAGCGCCCTGCTCAATCGCGCCGATTACGTCTTCTCGAATATCGCCGCTCAGCCACTCATCGACAGATGCGACTTTAGGGCGATATCCTTGGAGCTTATCGATGCTCATCGGCAACACTTCGAGCAGCGAATTGGTCATAAAGTTTTCTATGCCTTTTTTGGTCGACGCTAGTTTTGTTCGATTCGCTTTGGAACCTGTTGTATTTTGAAGAGAACCCTCAGTTAAAAATTTGAACAGGGGACCTCGTGCTCGGGTAATAGAGGTTCGTATAGGGCTAAGAACCTCATCGGCTTGGTTCATTGTTGGGGCAGTAGTGATTTGATGCGTCGTCGTATGATTAGCATTCAGAAAATAGTTATGAATGCAACTATCGTACATTGACTTCGCACCGCCTCGGGCTATGATAAGATATTGTTTTTTGGTTAATCTCTTTCGAAGGGTTCGTCTAACAAATCGCCCGCCATTTTTATCTGAATACGGAACATAGATATCTCTGTCTACAAAGTAGTACCATCCGAATACTTGCTCTGCCCACAATTTATAGCTGTCGAGCATATGAAAATCTGAGCCATCTGTCAGAACCATTTCGGCTTCACAGAACTTGATGAAATGCTCGACCGGTTTCGGATCGTAATAGACACCGGGATTTGCGATAAGGTCATCGATTCGATTCATTTCCATGGAGATTGTTCGGCAAACCGGAATCTCGCCTCGCATAACGGCATCTCTAAATTGTCCATAATACTTAGGCGTAGCCGTATTTGACAAGTCTGTCTGGAACATACGTCTCCCTTACTTCCTCTCTTTTTCCTTATCTTTCTCTTTGTCATCGCTATCGAATTTCATATTTGTTTTCGATGAGACTGCTTTTTTCAAGATATTTTTCATCATTTCGGTACCGACATCTTCGAAAGCTCGTGTCAAAATCTTTTTTCCACTTGAAACGATTGCATTCTCCTTTGTAGCGGTCAATTTTCGATACTCTGTAGAAGCTCTGATATAATTGGTCTCGAGTTGAAGGCGAGCAGTCTTCATCCGGAGCTCATCATCAGTCATGTCTGAGATAGTTTTCTTCTTGGCAATATTTTGCGCAATCTTTTTATTAGTTTTTGATTTTGATGTGCTGGGCACAGCATTTTTCTCATATCGAATTTTACCCTCTGGGGTAAGTGTTCCATCATAGTTTCGATAACGGCGTCGTCCCCATCGCATTCCAATGATACCAGAATGCTCAATTTCATAAGGCATCACGATAGCTCTCTCCTCCTTTCAATCAATATTCTGATTGTGAATATGTATAAAGACGCCATCCTATTTCAGCAATCTGATTCTCTAAAGCATCCATTACAATAGAGCTAGATGAAGGGTCGAATAGTTTTCGAACATGCAAATATACATAGCTCTTTGTTTCTTCAACAATAAATGCATCCTCAGACCAATCATCCCAAGTCTTCTCTGCATTTTGAATCCGAAATGGTGAAGACGGGCCAATGCCCATTTGCTGTAGCGTAGCAAATGCTCCGTTAATAAATGTGATAATGCTCTCGTCAAAAGCGTTATAGTCAGGTTCTAACCCGATAAGTTTTTTTATAGTGTAGAGAATGCTATTCATAAAGTCGCTCCTCACCAAAGTTTCGTATCACCGGGGGATCTTTCTTTCGGCGGTATAATTAAAAGCGACTCATCGCCATAATGAATCGCTCTATGCGTTCTATCGGATACACAAATCAGATACTCAGGATCATAGATCCAGTCACGATCTTCAAAAATATCATCTAGAGTGACAGGGTTCATATGATGAACGGTCAAGCCCTTTCCTATAATCCGATCAGCAATCCCTAAATCGCAGCCGTCGTCTCGTAATATGACTTTTTGCCTAGACGCCAGCCACCTCTTATTAGATCGGTAAAACGTTTGATTGAAATGCCGATCGAACCCGAATTTTTCTGCGCCAACAACGCCGCATAGGCGAAGATATCTGTAGCGTTCCTCGAACGTGCACAGTCTCCTCAAATCCTGATAGCATCTGTCTATCATTCGTCCACCTCATCAACGATCTGCGTATCGGATATGTCCTGATATTCACGCATCGCGCGAATGGCATTGGCGTATAGTTCCTCAGTTCTCCGTTGCGAATCCAGAGCTTCTGTCTTTGCGCGAAGCATTCTATTCTCGCTTATCAATCGCTCTTTTTCGAGACGTTCTCTTGAGGAACCTAATTTTAGGTAGTGTGCGATTACCTGAGATGAAGCCGTCCCTTCCCTAAGCTGTCTTTCGGCCAAGTCAACGGCCAGACTTATGAGCTCGTTCTCCTTCTGATCCGGAGACAGAGCAGGAGGACGAGAGTATTCGGACACTTTATTAGACTTGCGATCCATATCTGACTCCTTCTTTCTATTTTTTGCCTCACTATCTGAGGATTTGGGTCAAGATATCCAGTAGTTTTCGTCCCTGAAAGGAGAGAAACCACGAACGACTTTATTTAAAAAGCTCAACACTGGATATCCTGAGCAAAATCCTCTTCGAAATATGTCCCCCGGAGAATTTTCGAAGAAGCGGGCGATTTGAGAGGGGGTGCTATTTTTGCAGACCCCTCCCCCTATGCCTAGGGCAGGTTAAGTTTTTGATCCTTTGGTCACCCGTATGTAATTTTCAGTTGGATCAAGATCAATGATCCATCGAATTGCTTCGTCGAGAGCATCTAATTGATCGGAGTCGCTTAGTTCAGGAGAAGTGAACAGGTGACGATCGATCAGTTGACACGTATTATAGTTATGATCTTGATCAAAACGATTCCAATCGTCGAATTGTGTGAATGGATCAAACGGATTGTCCTTTGTTGTGATCCAAATTTCTTTAATATTGCTGGTTTCGTTCATGCTAAGCTCCTTTCTCACGAATTAGAAGGGCTTTCTTCGAGAGCTCGATTAATTGTGCTGACGGAAACACCCAGAAAGTCTGCAATTTCAGAAGTTGCATAACCGTTTGCGCGGAGCCTTTTAGCTCTGGCAACCTTTGACGGAGGCATAACGGCTCCATTTCGCGGCATAGCATACGATTTTACGACATCCATATCAGCATTCTTTAGAATCTGAGTAAGTTTGTTGTGCGTAATTGCACCTTTTTGGATAGCTTCCCATTCTTTAGGGGTGATCTTAATCTTTGACTTTCCAGAGCCAACTCTTATTCTGGCTTGGCTCAGGCATTGTCCTTTGATCTTCTTTATTTTGTCAGCATCCTCTTTGTATTCAGGATGGCTCCCGATAATCAATGAGAAATCTCGGTTCGCAATAAGTTGAGCTCGTCGTTCAAGAGGTGCATTTTTTAATGCTTCATTAAGTTGGGCATTTAGGCTGGAAACTTCCAAAGCATATTCTTTCTTGGCTTCAGGATTGTATTTCAACGGCTTTATGCCTAAACTTTCTTTTCTGGCCTCATTCGCGAGGGCTTTCATTTTATTAGCATGATTAGCATATACGCTTTCCATGCCAGTTCCGGACGATAAAGAAAAGGCGTCCTTCTTCTCGTACATGTGAGTACTTTTGAGAGTCTTGGGCGTCTCTTTGTATATTTGATTTCCTTCTGAATCTTTCTTGTATTCGCCAGTCTTTTTATCTTTTACTGGTTTTTTGTATGTCTCTCCAGTATAGGTATACAGCTTTTCGCCGGTTTCGGGGTCAACATAAATCTTATGTTTCTTTCCTGTTTCTCGATCCTTGACGTATACGCCATCTTTTCGATCGGGCACCCATTCAGTACTGCTCGCTTTTGAAATCAGCGTGGATGCGCCTGAGTTAGCTCGACCTTGGTATTTAATCTTTAACGATTCGATGTCGTTGTCGATGTATGATTGCTTATAGTTCAGCTCGTGCTTTTTAGCATCAATAACAACCATCGAATGTCTGACGGCTCTTGCCAGTTCATCGGGGCTCGCATCGCGAATGCTCATATCTGTAATGAGATTCGTGATCATACCCATTTCACGACCTTTGTCTTGGTCGGTCATGACTCGCATGCCTTCGTATTTGGGGTACGCTGCCTTCGGATCAAAGTTTTTTAGCCCTTGTAGCGACGGTGCGGTTTTAATTTTACCGTCGTTATTTGGAATAACAAGAACGTTATCGCCGTCAAAGTCTGCACCACTGAGCTTTTCAGCAGTTTTTGCATTAATTACCACCGCATCTTTGGCATCTGGCCCAATCACCTTACCAGCAGGGGAGTGATTGTTGACTGTCAATTCCGGAATCTCAAAACGTCCAGCATGGGGGAAACGAATTAGAACAACGCTTTCGCCATCTCTATAGTTAGGTGCATAAATTTCACGTTCTGATATTTCAGTACTAGGAATAATGACTTGCGCGCTTTGCCTAGGAAGAGCGGCAGCTTTCAGATGAACTGCGGCTGCATCGCAATCGTCTGCGAAACTATCAAGGAGCTGTTTTCGAACTGCTGGATTCGTAGTAGCAAGAATATCTTTCAGCTCTTCAGCTTTGGAATCATAAGCCAATCCCAACTGCTTCTTAGCAAGCGCGACTGGCTGCTTAGAAAGAACCTGCGAGGACAGCGATCGACTCCATTCATCCCAGTTTCCTTCTTCGTTGACGATGTTGAGTGCGGATAGTTTTTCCTCGCCTGTAGTCTTGTCGATATAATGCCTTTGCGCTCGGACAAGCTGATCGTCCATTTTGATTGTCGCACCGAATGGGTTTGAGGAATCGGTATCCATTTTCTTAAATACTTTATCCGCTTTATCAACTGTTTTGTTGGTATTGTATACGATGTCATAGCCGTCTGGAATATTATCGGAATAGACAGCCATGCCTTTCATATACTTGTCACCGTCGACTGCAATTCGAACCTGAGCATACTTCGCATTGCCCAACGAAATATCATCCACACCGCGCCGAAGTTCGATCAAGCCATCTTTTTCAGCGCCGCCTTTGCCATTAGCATCGGTGTAGTTGACATAGACTCGTTTACTGTCGATTGACACAGGCGGCTCCATAGCTCGAACCGTCATACCGCCATCTTCTGTGTAGAAATTAGTAGGAAGTCCGATCTTATACTTATTGTCGTTTACTTCTTTCCAAGGCGTATCATCTTTGGTTAATACCTTCAAAGTCGTCTTTTCATTTGTGCCCATTTGTTGAACCTGAACATACTGAACCTTATATCCTTGCTCCTTAAGTAGGGCAATCGCGGTCTTCATTCGAGTATTGCTCACTGGCATATTGAAATAGTATTCGCTTCCGGCACCGACGTCGATGTACTTTTGTTCTTTGACAGCAATCTTGAGTTGCTCAGCAAGATCATTTGTCATGTCGTTCCGTGCTTTAAGATGCGGATCGAGCAGCGCGCGAACGGAACTTTCGTTCTTGCCAAGTCGCTGGCCAATTGCAACGTTAGAATATCCTTTTTCTTTAAGTTTCCACGCCATGGCTGATTCTTCTTTACGAATTTCAGATTTGGCAATGGACATTCTCGCTCTAAGTTGACTCGTGGACATTTCCATACTTTTTGCAATTTCGACTTCGGATAATCCTTCTTTACGCAGTTTCGTAACATGTGCTACAAAATTGCCGCTCCGTTGGTAAGGATTCTCGCCAGAACCCCAAGGATATCTTCCGCTATGCCTAGGTGTTCCATAATGGGTTAGTTCGTCTTTCTGCTCCTGTTCGACGAGTTTTCGATCATCCATACTTTTAGCCCTCCATAAGTTCTTTCTGAATGTAATCGCTCGCATATACGATACGATCCATTACTGATAGTACTCTTTCCGGCTCGGGTTGTAGAACCTGAATATCATTATTTTGATAAATTCGAAGCTCAACTCTTGTATGATCAGGGTGAGCATCTTCGATTTCGCCATATTCAAGGAAGAATAGAGCAGCATATTGTTCAAGCTGCTTCATTGATACCGGGCTGCATCCGGTCTTCAAATCATGAATTCGAAGCGTATCGTTTTCAAATTTGATCGCATCTGCAGTTCCGAAACAGACAGAACTATATGCCAGAACAATCTCTGGATCCATTCGAAATACAATAGCATCATTAACGTAAGCCATTAGATTCGGAAAAATATAGTCGATATCAATTGCTCGACGGGGGATCCTATGCCCACGAATCAGAGAAAACAGGACACCATTTTTTTCTGATTTCGTAAGCTTCATACGTGATTCGATTCGGTCTTTTGCATAAAGATGAATCGAAGTTCCGAGCTCACATGCATAATAAGCTTTTAGCTTTGCATCCATCAAATCGTCCAAATTCTCTTTATCCAACCAATGATAGTTACTTGGACTAATGATTGCATGCTTGCCCTCAAGATTCGAATGCTGCTTGTAATGCACAAAGTACCTCCTCTTTGTTCTCTGGATAAATGAAACGAGCAAAGCTCAAGTCATTCATTTTCGAAACATAGTAGTCTTGGTTCGGTTGATGTCCTGCTTTGGCATCTTTCTTGCATTCGAGAAGCGCCCATTTATTTTTATAAAGAATAAGGAGATCGGGAAAGCCCTGAACGTAATTCGCATCAGTCTTCAGGACAATACTTCCGGGATACCGTGCTTTAATTTCCCGAATCAGACTGCTCTGAAACGCACTCTCTCTTTGAGACATCCGATCTCCTCCTCTGCAAAAATAAAAGGAGATGTTTCCATCTCCAGAGATAGGTTCCAAAAGTCGTATTCTATCCCTCTATTATAGCATATGTTTTTCACGCGAGGCCCGTTTCTCAATAAAGGCCTTCTCATTGAAGTTTTTCTTCAATTTTAGTGTGTTAGCAATGGCTATATCAATTTTGGCTCGACTTCTCAAATGATAATAATATAGATCTTTATATGGGGTGTTCATTCGATCGATTCGACCGGCAGCTTGAACCATTGTCTTATAGCTGTAATTCTGACTATAGAATATCATGGTATCCGTCTGCGTACAGTTCCATCCTTCCGCACCCGCAGTATACTGGACAAGATACGCCCATCTTTTTCCGAGAGGGATCTTCTCGTGTTTGTGCCCGTTCCATTCGCGAACTTCAACCGCATCGCTAAGGGTAACCTTGAGTAATTCCAATTCATAGTCAAAGTTGTAAAATATAATGGCAGAGCCACGGGCGGACAATATCTCTTGTACAGTATGTAACCGGTCCACGTCTTCGTTGACCACTCTTCTAAGTAAATAACAGAGCGCGGTAACCTCCTGTATGGGTTCATCTGCATAAGGGTTCCATCTCCTTCTCATGATCGCATTATACTTCTGAATATCATAATCCGTATAAATAGTCTCGTGATGCTGCACAGTGTCCCTTTCGAATGGCATTTCGACAATTAGGCGTTTCCTTAATGCCTCAAGTTTTTTGGTTCCAACATATCGGTCGATTTGAGGATACTTTGCAAATCGTTTATAAATGATATGTTCATCTATAAACTCGCTTCGGTTCTTGTAGAAGCCATTCGCGATAAAGACTGGAATATAATCGGTCCATGTATCGCCCGGAGTAGCCGACAATAGGATCCATAGATTCTTTTTAGCGATTTTTAGGAATGCCTTAACCCATGTGCCACTTCCGACCACTCGCTGTTCATCAAATATAAAGAATGCGTCAGTGACGTTTTCATATTTTTTGATGTTATTCCAGCTATCAACGCTAACTCGAATGCCAGCTATGCTGTTTTGAGGCAAAAAAGAAAGGCCGAAGAATCGGCACTCATCTTCCCACTCGTGCGTATCACGCTTTCGAGCAGTAGTGATGATATACAGATCCTTCGGCTTTTTAGGGTTCTCAAGCCTTTCGTCAAACTCACAGCTTTTCCACACAAAATATCCAAGCGCGGTTCTACTTTTTCCCGAACCAACTCCGCCGCAAAGAATACAGCCGTCTCGGAGTTCTTCGATAGCTTTCATTTGATGGGGATACAGAAGATTAGTATACGCCGTCATTATCCTGATAGTCGGCGTAGTCATCATCGAAACTGGTCTGTTCCGCTTTCTGAACAGCCTGTAGTTCGTGCAAATATCCCTTCATTGTGTATTTATCTCCATCATAATTAAAACTGCCGATCCGAAGATTGATTCGTTCAAGACGAATATCATCGAGAATGCCAATAGTTTCAGCACTCAGGCGTCGGCACACTCGTTTGCCATCAAGGGAGGAGTACAATTTGATCGTGGGATTCCGTCGCCCGTCATCCGAGAAGGAAACGTTAATATTTGTCATATACGTCGGAGGCTCGCCTTCCTCGAGAGCAGGCATGATTCGAACGTTCCAACCATCGGCTTGAAGATCTCGAGCAGCTTCTTCAGTAAGAACCAAATTAAACTGCGGTTTTCCCATATTAAAACGATCTTTTTCGCCTGCGAAGTTCGTAAACATAATGCATGCATTTTTCACTACGACATTCGTATACGGACGATCCCGATAAACAGAGTGCTCGATATCAATGGTGCTCTCGCTGACATTGTTTCCATTAAACGTTCTCATGATTTTTCTCCTTTTCAAGTTCGAGGTACTTGTTCAAATACCAAATTGCTTTTGAGATGTCTTCCGATCCATTTTTCTTTTTATGACGGTATAGATACTTGAATGCATTGCAGATGCAGAAGTCCTGTGTAGACTCAATACCTTGAGTTTCAACCATAATATCAATACATTCAAACTTTCCGGTTTTGTAATGATCCGGATGATTTACATGTTCTTTCCCGGGCTCACTCATCTCTTGGGCTTCCAACGCTTTCGTCAAGGAACCACTCAATGTCTCCAAACTTGGATAAGTCATCGACGGCATCGTCGACAAGTTTCCGATAATAGAACTCATCTATAGTATCCTCCTTCTTTAATTCTCGCAAGAACTCGGCTTCACGCCATCTGTAATCCTTTGCACCTGTTACTGAATTGAATTTTCCATCTTGCTCCCGAACAAGTCGCGCCCCACCGGTTCCCGGAAGAACAGGGCAGAACTGGCCGCACTTACCGACGAATATCCTGTTGTGCTCATCTTCTCCGAGATCTTCGTCGAAATCAAGATACATTGCTGACTTAACGCTCTTGGTCTGACAATAGTCATCGAAGACAATGGGTTCTTTAGAAAACAAGGTCTTGAACACATACGGCTCCGCGAATTGCTTGCCAATAGCAGTCCATTTACCCGGATCGTCAGGATCATCTTCAGCCAGCTTCGCAATATAAACCGCGTTGTTGACCAAACAGATCTTTTCGAAAATGTGCTCAATCTCAAAGTCGTACCCGTATCGCTTGCCAAAAGCAATAATATCTTTCTGTAGTTCAGGAGAGGGATCAAGTACTTTAATCGAGTCCGTTTTGATGTGGATAACTTCGCCACCTTTCTCGTGCACATAATTCAGGAGATCGATCATGAACAGTGCACCACGCTTGGCAACAATATTATCAATGTTGCGCGGGTCGTGGAAAGCATTGTCAAAATGGGCTGCGGTCAAACCATATACCGAGTTGATCGCAATCTTGAGTGCCTGCGACAACTGTTTTGCTTTAGCGGGGTCAGTCAGATACTTAGCCAGCTTTCCACCGAACATCTTTCCAGCTTTCTTGAAGTCCTTATGCTTAATCGCGATTCGAGTGTTGAGCAAGTCATTGAACACTATCGTGTATTGCCCAAACAAGTATTCGCTTGTGATGCTGTGTGGATGCATGCTGGCCACGTCAAAAGTAATGACTCGTCCATACATTCCGGGTTTAGACCATACAAACCCTCCTTCTCCGGGATCAAAGCCACCGTAAGAGGATTCAACTTGTTCAGAGATAATAATAGCGTCGGCCACCGGTGTTTTATTCGCGATTGCCACCAGATATGTATCTATACCTCGGAGACCTCTTTTAAAGCTATATCCCGGAAAATAAGGAAGATCACTTTGCGCCTCGCCAAAAGGTTCCGCCATCATTTCAGGAAAGTTTGTTTTTAAGAACGCTTTTTGAAGAGAATCATCCGAAAGATGGACAGGTTCTGCAAGATCACGATAAACGAATGAGCTTTGCGGATTCTTTACGACTCCAAATATCAATCGTGTGGTTAATTGATTCGTCGTGTCATTTACCGTTCCGCCAGCAAGATCCGCTAGAATCTCTCTAGCAACAAAGTCAGCCTGTCTAGCATTGAACACGGCTTCGGTCGCGAGCACGTCGTTATCACAATACTCAGCAACCAATTGCCACTTATCTTCCGGGACGGGTTGATCCCACGGAAGGCCGAGCTCCTGATGATGGATACCAAGTTCAATCTCGAACTTCTTAAGACTCTGCTTTTTAGAGCTGAAATCGTAAACATCCGTATAGCTAATGTTATATGCCTGACCGAACATAGCAGCCTTATCGCCGGAAATGATTGCCTGACTGATTTCGTAGATCTCTTCAATACTCTTTCCGAGGTATCGAGCATAGAGAATGTGGTTATCATACCGACGACAGTTAAAGCCCACGAGCTTTTTCTTAAGAAGCTCCGAAATATCTTGCTGACTTGGATTGATCATCCGGATACATTTACATTGCGGACCAGCGTATTTCCAGTTGACAAGCAGCAGATTGGGGAATACCTCAATATCGAAGAACACAATTGCATCTTCTAAGTACTCATCTGACTCGCTTACGGCTTCGCTTTTGTACTTCATCTTCATCGCGATTTTTGTACACCGATCGCTCTGATGGGTGCTTCCCGCTGCAAAAGCCAAAATCGTAGGTTTCATGTCGCTAATATCATACGACATTCCGCTATCATAAGCTTTATCAAGGATGTCATTAATCAATCCAATCGATGATGCAGTTGACCCCACAATCTCTTTACGCAAGTGACGATTGATGAGTCGTCGAAGCCCTTTTTCGCTTTTTACTGCTTTCTCATTTATCATGCTCGTTTTCTCCTCTTTCAACGGCAAGCCACTGGAAATCGTAGCAATAGGAATATCATTGCATTTAGTCAATTTACGTCGACAGCTACTTTTCCCAGTAAATACTTTAACTTCGATCCCCGGTGAAAAGATACGCTGAAGCTCATTAGGATCGCCGCCCTCATAGAAGTAGTGTAGATGAATGCCTTGTCCTCCTTTACTAAGTTCGGCGTATGTTTTTGGCCATTTTGATGCTGCCTCCATGTTTAACTTGAGGGATTTCTCACCTGTCTCATCCTTCAAATCAAAATCGATCACGACATTAATCACGGGCAACATTACATAGTGCAGCTTGTCCGTACAAATATCTGCCAGAGTCGTCGTGACTTTATCCCAAGCAATAAGCGGGGTGCCATCCTCGCTTGCGTATTGAGCAGGATAATTAGCGTAAATATCGTCCAGCAAAGACTTTGTACAATCGAGTTTCAGCCATGATTCTTCTTCCTTTGGTGCTTCATCCTTCGTTTTCTCTTCGGGGCGAAACTTCTTTCGGATGAACCCCGAATAATATTTCCGAATCTGTTTGCCGTCGATTCGCTCAACATCCGAATAATGCTCGAAATAGTTTTTTAACTCTTCTCGGAACTTGTACATCGGCAGCTTGGCTTCTGTCCCGCTATCCTCGCAATACTCCTTGTACATTGCATACGCGAGCTTAAGCGTTGTGGAATCCTGCTGATCGAAAATATCATACTTGTCTTCGACAAAGTTGAAGAAGAAATCCGTTTTGTACATCATGTCCATTGGACGATAGGCATTGTAATAGTCCTTGCCCATCTCTTTATAGACCTGAAGACAGTGATAGGCGATAGCACCCAGTTCAAAATTAACCTTACTCATCAGATTTTGGTATCTGTTGAACGGGAGCTTTCTACCGCTTGGCCGAACATCAATCAGCCGTCGAATGATACCGGATTTTGCATCAGTGATCTTGACTGGACGATTGGTTGCCATAAACAAGAAACAGTTTGCGCGAGCAGTATAGCTCGACTTGTACTTCTCATTCATGGTCATCATCTCGTGAGATACAATCGAGTTCAACTTTGTGTTGTCCTCGATGCGGCTCAGATCACCGTCATGCTGAATCGCGACAAGAGGATTATCACGAAATGCTTCGGTAGCAAACTGGTTATTATTGCTGGCAAGGGACTTCGCATCGAAACTTACATAATATCCCTCGAACAATTTTTGAATGATATTAAGAATGGTGCTCTTGCCCGCTCCAGCATCGCCATAGAAAACCAGAAATTTCTGGATGGTCGTGCTTTCACCGGATACAATAGCACCAATTGCCCATTCAATTTTAGCGCGTTCGTCGGGATCATAAAGTGTCGATATAATCTCGTCATACCCTTCGCAATTTCCAGACTCAAGAGGGTAGGGGAGAGATTTCGAAACGTAGTCCGTCTTTACAACCGGGGTATTCGCAAAAGTCAATTTGCTATCGAGCTGATGGCTGTTATCCGAAAGATTGTTCACATAGCTCTGAAACGTTTTCCACGAATTGGTGGAGTAGTCCATCATTGTTCGCGGACGAAGAGTTGCTTCTGGAAATATCTTTCGGGTCTCGTCAATCTTAGCTTCAATGTCCTTGTCAATAAGACGCTGTACGTCATAGCTATCCGTCGTCCATAATCCACGCGCATCATCCCAGATTGCGTAGAATGCTTTGCCACGAATCATGAGGTCTTTGCTTTTACAGATTTTGAACTCAGGATATATCTCGATGACGTCCTTTTCCTTTGGAACAGTCCGCGTCCTGATTTGACAAAAATCCATGCCGTAACCTCCTTTCTCGGCTTACACATTTGTAGTAGGCGTTGTTACAGTTGTGCAGTTTTCAACACGGTTTATAAACTTTTATATAATATATATATTCTCCAAAAAACTTTTTAATAGTAAAAAACTGTAAAACTGTAACAGACCCCCGATTTTTCTAATAATAGCTAGAAAAATGCTGTTACAGTTTTGGTTTTTTGGCCCTTCAAAACTGTCACACTGTTACAGTTTTCTGTCACACTTTTTCCGTTCGCCGTTAAGATTTCTTAATACAAACCGCAAATTTTCTTCAAAACTTCGAAAACGCATTTCAAAACTGTCACAACTGTTACAGTTTTGCTGAAGAAAATATCAGCCCAAAACATGCAAATTCACGATAAAATCACCCCCTGAGCCGTCCGCATACTCGACCGAAATGGCACAGTTTTCGGCCTTATCAATCACCATAATTACGATCTTTTTGAACTTCGGAGCGCCTGTTGAAGCCGCCGTAAAACAAGTTTTTTCAAGGTATTTCATTGCTGTATGAAACATTAAAACTTGGCATGCACGGTCATTGAATGGAGTGATTTCAACCTTCTCAACTGTATCATCACCAAGGTGCAGTGGAAGCTGTTTTATCCATTCCAACAACTGCTCGTCTCTAGCATTCATATAATTGGTGCTCTCCTTTCAACTCAGAAACATTCCCGGCACGTTGACGTGCTTACGTGAGATACGCATATCCGTAAAGATGCGAGCTTCGGTAGCCACTTCTTCACCATGTTGAATATTCACGTAATTAATCGAAGCGCGCGGATTTGCACCGGCGAGAACCAAACTTACTTCCTTGATAGAGCCACGAAGGATATCACCATGATTCTGTTCTATGTCAGCGGCATAGACCGAAAGGGCGCGAATCTCGCCGATACGAATCAGCTCTTTAATACGTCGTGCAGTATCGGTGTTATTGAACGTACAGTATGCGTATACACCTTCTTCCTTATTTTGAAGGAACGCATAGCCTAGCATATTTTCGCGAGTATAGCAACCGTGTATCCAGAGCAGTGGGACAGTGCTCCCGCCATCTCTCGCAAAAGCATCCCGAAGAATAACTCGCTTGTCTTCATATTCGAGATCGGTCCTGATCGCCCATCCACTAAAGTCACATTTACTCATTAGGCTCTCCTTTCAACTCAGAAACATTCCGGAAAATTCTCCAACAGCCACGCCTGAGCCTGATACCAAGTCTCCACTCGACGCTGATCCTCACGAGTCCGACGAAGGGGGAACAGACCGCCTACACCGTTTCGACTATACAGTCGATCCAGCCAGACGTTCAAAATATCTTCCACCAGATCCTCGCATCGCCAGTCATCAAAAGCTTCATCGTCAAACTGAACCAGATTCAGGTTTTCAATCATTCTCCAGAAGAAATATCCATCCGTAAATTCTGGATTGCTGTCGACCATCATGTCCATAATGTCCTGCGACAGCGCAATCAGCATCTCCAAACACGAACACGGTCCCAAGTCCGTCCAGCGTACACCAAAGTAAACGCCACGCAACTCGAGACCGTGCTCTTCCCAATTGTCGTCCCTCGGGACAATTCCGATAAACTCTCGATTCATCAAAATATCAAAGAGTTTAGTATAAGATCGACCGACCGGTGTTTCTCGATCGATGAAACGACGAAGCCATTTTACATACGCTTCACGCTCCTTTTCGGTCATCGTAAATTATCACTCCTTCTCGTCTAAATTAGAATTCTTCAAATATTTCTCATATAGTAGTCGATTATCGAAGCGGGCGTGATGTTTAAGTGTAACGATTTTGCGCACCAAATCCACACGAATAATGCACGTCGGCCACATATTGATGAGACTACGATTATAATATTGGTCAATCATTTGTTTGCGCCGCTGTTTTCCGAGATATACCTCGATCGTTCGATTGTAGGAAGGTCCCAGAATTCGGCGTTTCTTTGCCCAATATTGGCGTCTATCTTCTCTCATCATCGCTTTGGCATAGCGTCTGGGAAATGAAGGATCTATAAAATTCACCATATATCCAAGAAGAAGACCTTCGCGCCATCTTTTCCGATATTCCGCTCTGGATTTCATAATTCATGCTCCTTTTCAGTCATCATGAAATATCATTCCTTTATTCAGGCAATTTGCCTCTCCGGATTCTTTCACCATTAATAATGATGCCATGCTTTTTAACATACCGATACCAACGATCCATTCGGCGAGTACTTCGCGAACACTTTCGGATATACACATCCTTTGGTATACCTCTGCTGGCGTACCATGCGTGTTCCTCTTCCGACATCCTCGCCCACGAGAAACATGCATTAATTGCGTATCTCATTTTGCGCTCCCGATATTCCGCTTTAGATTTCATAACCGATACTCCTTCCTTAAACCTAGAACTTTCTCACGGCTTAACTTCGACGGTCGGCAAAACATCCGTATGGAAATAAAGCTTATAATGGTAGGGATCGGTATACATTCCTGTAATATCTTCTACCACGTACATAGTATACGTATTTAGATAGATATAATTCTTTTTGTACGAGTTCGGTCCAATTTTTATAGTCACGACGAGTTCTTTGCTCGAGTTATTCGAGATAGACATCGCACCTTCGCATTCAAGAATAACCTTGTCTGTTCGAGCATTATAGACCGTAATTTTTCGCTGTGACTCAAAGTAGTCAGCCTGCTTGCTAATGTTGGCATTAACCTTGTCTGCTTCACTGCATCCCGTCGTGAGGAACAGTGCGCCAGTCAGCATACCCGCAAGAATAAGATTTTTAATTTTCATAACTAATACTCCTTCTTTTTAAAGAATATCAACTATTGTAGATAGCAAACGAGCACTCAATGTAGAACTTACACAACGGACAATCTTCATAGTTACCAAAAGGACATTTTTCGCAATGCTCCCCAGTTACGTCATGATCGAAGCAAAAACCGCACATGTTATCCATCAGTTCTCGCATTCGTTTCTTAGCTATATCCATGTAGCATTACTCTCCCAACACGACCTGATGATAGCTCTGGTGAATTCTCGTCACTTCATAGTCGCAGTGCAGCGTTTCGTTTCTAACATACAGAGTATTCTCGTCGCCGCTTAGCTCAGCAGCTTCAGCTCCGAAATGATCCAGCGCATCTGCACCGATAAAGCGTTCAACGTCCATAACCGTCTCTTCAGCATCATCCGCCAATACATCATCGACGGCATAATATGTCATGGAAACGGTATCATATCGACCCGAATATCCTGCGTCGAAGTCATCGATCGAGATCAAATACGGCGTTTTTTCTTCCGAGTCAGTGCTCTCCGAGATCTCTTGCAAGAGATCCTGATCAATGTCGTCGTCCTCTTCAAGCGGCTTTACGGGCTCGATTTTGTTATAATCCGTAAACTGATGCTTTGGTGCCTCAGAAATGCCCCTCAGAGGCGTTCTAAGGGGGCTAGAATCGTTCGTACCCGTACTCGTGATAGTTTCTTTTACCTCGGTATCCGATGCATTACAAGCGTTATTATCGGCCATCAGAAGCATCTCCTTTCGATGCTTATAAAGTCGATTTCCAAGGTATGCAAGCCCAACACTGCTGCCAACAATGATAGCAAGCTTCAGAATTTTGGTTTTCATAAGTGCTCTCCTTACTCTTCCAGAAGATCGTAAATGCTGCCTCTTACGTTAAAGTCCAGAATGATCGAATCTTCTTCATCATTAATGAACCGCACCGATCCGTTCTTAGAGAAGATGCCAAAGTCAACGTAATAGTCGCCGTTATTGTCGTCTTCTGCGCCTTCCTTCGGGATGTACCAACCAACAACCGCACCAGCCTTTGTCGAAGAGAAACCAAGTGCTTCATAGACTTCGTTCAGGAACAAATATCCGCCATGCTCATGATTGCGCCGGGCAAGGAGTTTGTCGTTCATCTGATTCTGAACCTTCTTGAGAAACCACATATTATAGGAAGATTCTCCCTGCCAATAGTCATTGCCCTTCTTGAACACCTTGGCATACATGGAATAATCGTTTGGGTTCTTGCCAATATCACTCCGTTTCACAACGGTGATTTCTTTGGTTTCGCCCTTCTCATCCGTAATCGTAACCTTGTCAAGCTCTTCCGCCTTAATGCCGTGGAGGAATCGCCAATCTGCTTCGTCGCCGAGTTCATCTTTAACGTTACCACGATAGCCATTGAATGCCTTCGTCGTAGCCGTCAGAGCAGCAGCCGTCGCCGCATAACGCTGAGCGAGAATATGATGGCCGCCGAGGAAGCAAGTCACGCTAGCTGCATACAGAATAGTAGCAGGGGCATATGCTTTCGCGAGGTCGACACACATAATTGCTTTCGTTTTCAGAATATCTTTTTGCCTATCCTCCTCGGTATAGGTATCGTCAATCATGAGCGCATCGATCTTAGCCAAACGAGTTTCTTTGCGAGAGAAAATATCATCAATTTTCGTCGTGCCCCTCGCAGTTTCAATCAGCGCGCCAGCACCGGTCAGGACGCCAGCGCCGAACAGGATCTGGGGCATATGCTTATAGACGATCAAACCCATTCGTTTCATACCAGTTTTTACAATAGTAAGATTCATAGTTTTATTCTCCTTCCAAAATATCAAGAAGCGTAGTAGTTCCATTTACGCCGCGTTTCCAGTCGATCGATCAAATCGAAATTCGATATCTGGTTTCCGATTCGTTTTCGCCACACAGTTGTTTTTATAAAAACGTCACATTTCGGGCATCCGACCCAGTAGTCTTGAAAGAATCCTGATCTTGGATTCGCAGACGCCCCGTATCGCTGAGGCAAATATTGAGCTGTCGCCGCACCTCCGCAAAATGGGCAGGAAGCTAACATGGTGCTCTCCTTTCAGAATATCAACGATATAATCCAGCAGCCTTTTTCGTTTGTTGAACTCTCTTCTTTTTTGCCCATCTATTCGCACGATATTCGGTAGCTGCTTCTCGCTGCCGGTCAACATTCTTCCTCCAATTGAGATAGGCCTCGCAAGTCATGTGACAATTGGGTTCGACGCATCGATTTTCGCAGCCTCTCGTACAAGGGCTTGTTGAATATGAGGATTCCATTTATTTTTGTTCTCCTTTGCTACATGATAGTGAGAAACGGAATAGACCACGTGTCCGCATTTGGGGCAATCACATACTGCATAGAAGCAACCTGCATTAGCAGAAAAAAGTTCTTCGTAAGAGTATTTGTCCCCGTCCTCGGGTGTGTTTCCGGCTGTAAATTGCGTTCCGCATGTCCGGCATATGAATTCGTAGAACACGATCTGACGGTCCGGTTCAATTTTCATATGATTATTCCTCCCAAATGATTTTTAGGAATCGCTTCGTGAGTGCATCCTTATGAAATGCAGAATCACCCAGTTCATCAACCATGCTATTCCAAACAAGCCCCATTTCAAGAGCCATGATCAGCGCTACTTCTCTGTGTTCCTCGTCAGGAGATTTATAATATTTGGCAAATGGCCTTTCTAACATATCTAGTAGAGCATCCTCAGAACCCTCAATAATCCGAAATGTTCGCATTACAGACTGCATTGTTTCGTTTGTCGAATCGACGGCATCCTTCATCTTTTTAAGTTCAGTATTCATAATTCATTCCTCCACTTTAATGTCGTCGAAGATAACGGGAATCGTCTCCTGAAGTTCTTTCAGAAGCGGAATCATGAGAGCACGCATCTGAGGATGAGCAGCTTTAGACGTTCTAAGCTCGAGAATATGTCGCCATTCAGCATAGTTGGCTGTCATTACCAGCTTCGTAGCAAGGGATAGGGGTAGAACGCAGCGAGCATCTTCGGGTTTGAGGCTGTTTGTGAGAAGCGCCTTATAATAACGTTCTGCCATATCACAGATACCCAGCCATAAGTTAGATCCGAATGTGCAGTCATTGACCCATTCAGGTTTCACAAAAGTTAGCTCGTTACTGAATTTATCCTTGCTGTAATTACAATATCTAGTGGATTCCTGCGCAAAACTGCACAATCTATGACGAACCAACTCATTTGCAATCGCTCGGTCAGTTGTGAATTCGACGCTCAAGACAGAATGCTCAAGCATAGCAGTATGACCGAGAGTGGTCAGCATCTCCTTAATCTTCTGATCGCTCGATCCGTCATCAGTAATTCGGTCTTCACTGCGATAACACGTTCTGGCAGCTTTTTCGATGACGTCACCGGGATTCCAGAGAATGCGATAAGACTGCTCAATGATTTTCATTTAAACACCTCATCAAATATAGATTTGATACCCATATAGTTGATAATCGCTTCAGATTCGGAGCGCGTAAGCACAATGTATCCTGTCGTATTCAACGCGAATCGCACATCAGCAATATCCATTTCTTCGATGAGTTTTCTAAGCATGTTCAGCTTATCGAATCCTTGGCGATCTTTAGCAGCTTTTATATAAGGTTCATAATCGTCAGCAATAGCTTTCTTCCGACAATTACATTCTGCCTCGATTTGATTAAGTTCTGTTTGCATTGCTTCACGAAGCTCGGCTTCAGTCATGCTAGACAGTTTCTCGTGAGAAATAGCGATAACATGCGCATTCTTATTCATTTTTTGAGTCATCTCCATTCGTCATATTAAGAAGCTCATCAAAATAGATCGTGAACACGGCGATAACATCTTCCTTCGGCATTCGACGAATCATTTGAGAAAGATCTATTTTGGCATCCGACTGAGCTTTCTTGACCTCTGCATTTACAATATACGGTCCAAAAGCATCGTAAATGGAATTTGCACGAGCCTCTGATTCTATCTGATGCTTTAGAAGCATCTCGTCTCTAATTTTCATAAAGTCCTCAGGTGACCATTTATCAACGACTTCACGCGGATACCCTATTCCATCAATAACGACGGTGACGGTCTCTCCGTTGTATTTTTCAAAGATGATGCCATCCATTACCACTCAACTTCCTTTCCGAGCAACACCTGCTCGCACGCCATTTGAATTGAAATATCACGGTCGATTCCCTCATCCATCCACCGCATAGTTAGGGCGATCGCTTCCTTAATATATTGCTTATCTTCGGTGCTATCTGGATTAAGCTCAATCTCATTCATCTTTGCCCATTTGCAAATATCCTTAGCTTTTACTGGTCTGGCCATCGCTCTGCTCCTTTGTAGTGTTCTTCAGCTCGTTAAACGCCTTGTTGATCGCTCCCGTTACCCAAGCAAGCGTGAGAATCGTGGAAATGACGCCTCCTACACTTCCTGCACAAAAGACCATCAGAATTTCGCTCATGATTAAAACCTCCTAATCTTTACTTATCGTTCGATTCATTCAAACCAGCATACCAATCAGGGTAATCGCGATTAAAGCGCTTTGCATTATGAACAAAAAGCGCAAAAAATCCTCCTCCAAGCACCAAGGCAATACCTCCAACCGCAAGAGCGCCTAATCCTGCTCCATAAAAAGTTCCAACGTCCACTGCGTCAGCAACCATTTTAGTGATTTCCTTCTTGCCCATAATTAGATTCTCCTTACACCGGTTCAACTCTAGGCATGACGATCAAATATCCACCCGGAACTTGCTCATAGTTCGGATAACCACCACCAAAGGATTTCCAGCCCCACTTCCGGTCAGTGTACTGACTGGGCACACCAACCGTACTGTAAAAATCATCAACGGTCACATAACCGTATAACTGCATCAGATCTTCGAGTTTCCGACATACACTCTCGGCTTCATCGCGGGTATTCACAACGATCTCGTCTGGAGTAATACGACGACTGCGTTCTCCAACGTCTCTCCGCGATCCACCGCCATAGTCGTACATGGAATTATAGGGGAGAGGGTTGTTTCGAACGGTCGTGGAACCGCCCCGAGATTGCCCACGATTTCGCACAGGCTGACCAGTTAGAAGTGTCGATACCAAGTCAATTACGCCGTCCGCGAACATCTTTTTAGCTGATGGAATGAAAATATCAAACACGGCATTCGTCAACCGATCCTCAATACTTCCGTCAAAGATATTATCCATAATGCGTTGCCCGAGAGAGGCTTTTTTTACCGTAGCATTTCCTTCAATAACTTTTTCAACCTTTTCCGCTTTCGCAGGAAGATTTCTATTAGCATTCTCCTTTGCTGCATCAGAATTATTCGGATACATGGGAACGCCTCTGTTCTCACTCATAAGTATTTTCCTCCGATTCGCTAAAAGCAGTCTGGAGAATTCCGATCGCATTAGCAGCCTCATCAACAACACTATCAGTTGTCGTTTGCGTTGCATCCGTGATCGCAGCGACAATCGCCAAACTGGCAATACTTACGCAGGCCTTCGACAACCCTTTGGAATTCGGCAAGACGGTTTTAATCGCGCCGCAGATGATCGTTTCAATGCCGATGCCGACAATTAAATTCACGATCGCCTTTACGTCATCAATTCTCATTTGGTGCTCTCCTTTCAAATATGTATCAATGCTCATGGTGACCGGGATCGATATAGTTGTTGATAATGATTGGAGCATTTTTATTCGGAGCGTCGTCTTTCTTTCGTTGGCCCATTTCAAAGGCAAAGACAACGCCCAAAATAACAATCTCGATCAACGGCATAAAATCATCCAGTGTTCTCTTTCCGCTTTCCTTAGCGGTTTCGATCGCGGTCTCAGTGGCTTTAGCCGCGAATTTCTGCGCCACTCTTTCAAAGAACAAGAATATCCTCCTTTCGTGAACGGCGAAAAGAAAAGGAAGATGCCAAGTTTCCTTAACATCCTCCTTTGAGTAGATCCTTAAATATCATCTCGTTAGCTGACCGTGTAGTCGTCATCACCACTATCGCCACGATCCTTGCTGCCGAGCAGAGCAGCACCCAAGACCGCAGCGCCGATCCCAGCCGCGAACGGAAGTAGGCGGTTACAAACAAAGTTCTTCACCCCTGCCTTCGTAGGCTTCTGGATACGCTGCTTCTTAGTCTCCTGCACCTGTTCGGTCGTAACAGTTTCCTGAGCAACAGTCTGATTCTTTTCCATAAGTCAAATCCTCCAATAAATTTTATTTAAGAGTTTCCTCTCTACTATAAGCCTTGCAATTTTTGCGAGAAAAATGAAAGAGCCTATGTTTCCATAGACTCTCATACGGGATAGATTAGTCGATTCTTTCATAAGTTCGAGTATCAAATTTTATACCACAATGTTTAAAAATGAATTTCGTTACCCGGCTTTTTGGAAATACTATCGTTATAATACTAGTCAACGTATCTACAACGCCAACAATAGCGAAAAACCCAATAATAATTCTAGTGATCATAAATCAACTCTCCTTTCAAGTACGGACTAATCTGTCTATTATACGCTTTGTATTTTTCGCGAAGTCCACGAACTTGTAGGAACGTATACCTTGCCAAAGAAGCTTAACAGAATATTAAGAATCCCTTCCTCGTAAGTATTGAAATGCCGAGCTGCCAAACAATCGGCTACCCTATTGTCTTTACTGCTGAGAAATACGGCGACGTCATGCTCATTGTCGGCAATACCAATATAGAAGAGGTTATTCGCCAGCAGAACATGGGAATCTCGACGAATCCACTTATCCTGTTTATAAAAAGAGGGGAATCGTACTTCGATCTCTCGAAATACGTCTTCCAGAACATCAGGCTCATAGTCAACATACCATTGAGCAGCATGATTACCAGAAGCGTAGTAATTGCCTCGTCCCATAATGCCTCCTCGAAAAATCAAAAAGAAAAGAGGCCATGAAGACCTCCTTCTTAATTTGGATCAGAATCCCATATGTGGGTACAATGCAATCATTCCCCACAACACAACATTAATGATAAAGATTCCGACAAAGGCACCAAAGTTTACGCCCATCCAGAAATAGTTCTTTTCTTTTTGCGTGTACTCCACGTCCGTGTCATTCTCATCATCTTGTCTATAGAAGAATTTATACAGTTTTTCCATCATGGTAAACACCATCCTTTCTACTATAGAACCTGTTATTTTAGCGAGCCATAGAGGACTAGTCTGTCTGCCTCGAAAGATTTTCGTACATCGATAATGCGCTGATTCGAGCTGCCACGCCACAAAAGCGAAATATCTTTCTTTTCTTCGATAAATGGGCCATCTACGAGAACATCGATATCCTTCAGTAGCATATGCATATGTCCGCGTCGGCAATCATCCATCAGTTCTTCCCATGTGTATCCAGTCCAGCACCAAATATCCTGCGTAGGCGACTGTCTATGCCGTTTAATGTCATGCGCTATAACGCAAAGCATAGGTTCATTTTCTTTCTCGAAGGGTTCTCCTCCAAGAAAGCTGAATCCGTCGTGATTTTGAGATTTCGCGTAGGCTATGATAGTGCCTAGCATTCTATCAGTAACCGGCTGCCCATACTCAAAATCCTGCGCTTCTGGGTTAAAACATCCGGGACAATGCCTCCTACATCCGCTGACCCAAATGCTCATACGAATGCCGGGACCATTGGCGACATCATAGGGGACGATTTTTGCGATATTCATTCTACACCACTTTCCGCCAGCTCAACCGGCACGCCATCTTTAATCACACCATCCGTATACCAGCCATCCAGAAATTCGGCACTCGGCTCAATATCATACGTGATCTGGTAAAGACTCTTTCCGTCAACGTCAACATCGAGCAGGTCATGGGTGATATCAATCCAATAGAATCCTTCCGTGACAGACCATCCGATCATTTCAGATTCAGGCGTAACAGGAATGCCTAAAAAATAAAGAAACTCGCTCAGAGAAGCATAACCTCTAAGAACAAAGTTCCGATTAAAATGGTATTCAGCGTCCATGACTTCACGTTCGTATCGCTGAAATACCTGATGAGTCACAGGCTCGATAAACGTGAATTTACCGTCCGGACAAGTTAACATTTGGCGATGGTACCCGGGAGTATTCCTCGTGATTTCCGCCTGAATTTCTCGATCAAAGTCCGCGCCTTTTTTCTCGATAACCTTGTTTCGATAATCGGAATATGTCTTAGTCGCTCCGGCATACAGTGCAGCCATGGCAGCGGTCTGTTTAGTGCTTATCACATTGCCACTCATAATGCATCCAATTGTTACACCGGCGGTAACAGCGGTCGGAATATAAGTCTTAGCAATGTCAAGCCCTGTCGGATCAACCCCGTCAGCATACATGTCAGCAATATCCATCGTAGCTTTTGCGCTAGACACAGCCGTTCCGATCACGCCAACGCTGCCGAGAATACTCAAGATCGTAGGGGCATGTCGTTTGGTAAAGCGAACCAGATTCCAGAAAGTTTTAGACATAGAAGCTCTCCTTTCAAATATGTCTTTTTATAAATTACTTATGCGCAAGATAACGACCGACGAGCCATGCGATGACGAATGAAGTAACGAATATTACGGGATCAAACTTCATAATTATGTCACCTCCATCCAATACCAAGCCCAAATAAATATCCAGCAAGCCACACTAGCAGAATGATTGCTCCGAAAGTAGCATAGTCAATTACCATTAAAGAATGCCTCCCAAATCACCATACCTATCCATGCTAAAATAAATGCGCAAATCCAATCCATCATAAGTGCATCACCCGATCTCTAATCTCTGCCGTTCGCCCCTGATTCCAGAATTGAGTTCCGATATAGCCGCACGTTCGTCTGGCCACGTTCATCATTTTCTGATCACGATTGCCGCATACAGGGCATTCCCAGACGAGTTTTCCATCATCTTCTACGATCTGAATTTCGCCGTCATATCCGCATTTTTGGCAATAGTCTGATTTTGTGTTGATTTCAGCGTACATGATATGGTCGTACATATACTGAATCAATCGGATTACTGCAAGAACATTATTGTTCAGATTTGGAACTTCTACGTAACTGATAGCACCACCCGGACTCATTTTCTGGAATCGACTTTCAAAATCAAGCTTTGCAAAAGCATCAATCGGTTCGCGTACATTAACGTGATACGAATTGGTAATATAAGTATGATCGGTTACTTCTTTAATGACGCCGAATCGTTTGCGTAGACACTTAGCAAATTTGTACGTCGTGGATTCAAGCGGGGTTCCATACACACTATAGTCAATATGCTCCGCTTCACGCCACTCCTTACATTTATCATTCAATCGCTTCATGACATTAATCGCAAATGATTCGCCTCCGGGTTCAGTATGGCTAACATGCATGAAAGCCTGACAGCATTCGTATAGACCGGCATATCCGAGCGAGATTGTCGAATATCCATTGTAAAGCAGCTTATCGATCGTTTCGCCATGCTTTAGTCTGGCTAGAGCACCGTGCTGCCAAAGGATCGGAGCAACATCCGATACTGTTCCCTTCAACCGCTCATGCCTGCATCGCAAAGCACGATGACAGAGCTCAAGCCGCTCGTCAAGGACAGTGAAGAAATCTCTCTTTTCTTTAATAGCAGTGAGCGCGACATCCGGAAGATTGATCGTAACGACACCTTGGTTGAAACGTCCATAGTATTTCGGCTTTCCGTCCTCATCCTTATAAGGCGTGAGGAAGCTTCGGCAACCCATACACGGATAGCAGTCGCCCTTCAGTTCCAGCATCAATTTCTCGGAAATATAATCCGGAACCATTCGTTTAGCCGTACACTTGGCTGCCAATTTCGTCAAATAGAAATATGGAGAATCTTCATGAATGTTGTCTTCCTCGGTTACGTAAAGCAGCTTGGGAAATGCAGGAGTAACCCAAACGCCAGACTCATTCTTTACTCCCTGAATACGCTGATTCAGCATCTCCTCGATAAGCATAGCGAGGTCTTCTTTTTCTCGCGGATTCTCAGCTTCATTCAGATACATCATGACCGACAGGAAAGGCGCCTGCCCGTTAGTGGTCATCAATGTAATGACTTGATACTGAATAGTCTGAATGCCCTTCTGAATTTCTTTTCGGAGACGACGTTCCACGATATTATCGACATACAATTCGCCACCCGGAATGTTATAGTCGAGCATCTCCTGCATAACTTCTTTACGAATTGCCTGTCTTGAAATATCAACGAAGGGAGCCAGATGTGCAAGGCTGATCGTCTGTCCACCGTATTGGTTGGATGCGACTTGCGCAACAATCTGCATGCCGATATTACACGTGGTCGAGAAGGTGTGGGGCTTTTCGATCTTCACGCCGCTAATGACTGTTTCATGCTGCAACATATCTTTTAGATTAACCAGACAGCAATTGTACATGTGCTGAGCGAAATAGTCCTCGTCATGTACATGAATGATTCCTTGCTTGTGCGCCTCCACAATGTCTCTCGGAAGAAAATATCTTTCCGTCAGGTCTTTAGAGACGTATCCGGCCATATAGTCTCTCTGAACACTATTGATGACCGGATCTTTATTGCTGTTTTCTTGAAGCGCTTCCTCGTTTGCCTGATCGATCAACGATAGAATCTCAGCATCCGTACTGTTTCCTTTACGAATTTTCTCTCGATCATATCGATAACGAATATAATCTCTAGCTACGGTCGCATAGCCGTTTTCCATCAAAGCATCTTCGACCATGTCTTGAATTTCCTCAACATGAGGCGCACGATCAAGTTTATAGCACATATCGCTCACTGAGTCTGTAATTTTCGCAATGTCTTCGAATGGAATTCGATCGTTGCTTGCCCTCGTGATTGCGCCTGCAATCTTCGTGTTATCAAACGTTGCTTCCGTTCCGTTTCTTTTGATGACTCTCATCGGAAATATCCCTCCCGCATATTCGTGACGCGCCCGCCAACGATTTCGTATAAAGTAGCTCTCTTAACTCTGTCCTTCCAGTTTTTAGGTGCCTCTTTTTCCCTAATATCAAAGTCAATCTTTTCTGTTTTGCTCCACTTCTTGAGCGTATCAATAATCTGAACGTATCCAGCATATTCCATGTAGATTCGAGGATAGCCATCGTCCGGGTCGATACTGCTGTAAAGTCTCATTGTATTATCAAAATCGCCAAAATGTTTTAGAAAATCGGAAAGGGGGATGATCTGTTTAGAATCCGCCCATGCTTGAATCTCAAATTCTATTTGCACGTTTAGTCTGCACCTCCATGCAAAAGTTACAACATCCACGATTAGCTTACCTCGCTTTCGAGTATTGACTCATAGTACCGAATCGCAGTTCTCAGAACCGCTGTCTTGCTCATAGTGCCCATTTCCATGCAATGTGTAAGAATATCTGCGTCCTTGGCTGTCAGATAAAAACTTTCCCAGCCTTCCGTGACGGGATTAATGTAATCGGACTTTTCGGTGACTAAACAAGCATTCATCGTATCACCTCAACTGTCAGTGCGTAAGTAGCCCAAAAATAAGCGACCAGAAGAATGCGCCATTCAGACACAGGAGTAAAAATATGAGTACAGCAACCTCTACGATCGCTGTACTCTTCTTTTTATTAAACTGTTCTGGTGGCTTCTGTTTAGAAATATGTTTTTTACGGAAGTCCCAATAGTTCGGCGTCACGTATGCATTATGATGCAGAACAGAGTCATTTATCAAATGGGCATATATGTAATCGATTTGCGCCTGTTGAGCGGCGAGCAGTTTAGCATCCTCGATTGGCTTTTGCTCAGGAATATGGGAAGATTGAATCATGCTCGGGGAAATATGTTTTTTATAGAACTTCCAATATTCTGTCGTTCCGCATATATTGTGATTTAGATCTACTGAATCTCCGTCAAGAATCCATATGTAATTCTGGTTATCGCATTCAAGATCTATTCCAACAACTTTTTTAGACTTAAATGACGTCGAATCGAGTTCTGGGTTTGCTGTCGATGTCGAAGTCGATAATGCCATACGGAATGCCATCCTCTCTCATGCCAGTCGTGATGTAAGGCTCAACTTTCGTTGGACTTCCCCAGCCAACTTCGTCGCCCATGTTATTCGGGGTCAGTTTCGGATTGTTCAAGGCCTCATAATAATCGTTCAGCGAAGCGTAAAAACTTCCCAGAATCTTATAATTGACATCGTTGAACGCTTTCATAATCCGCTCATGCGTGGACCAGAAATATCTTCCGCTATACGCATCAAAGAAAAGAGACTCACCCTCATGATTTTCTCGAGGCATAGCCGCAACCTGATTGGCCTGCTTCTCCGCTATTTCTCTAGCCACCTGATCACGAATTTCTCGTTCTTTTTGTTCGCCGATTGTCTCTGCAACTTTCTCCCGGTAGTCTTTTACCATGCTCTCGGAAAGATTAAGCAGAGTGGTCAACGCCGCAGTCTTCTTCTTGGAAATATCATTGGACTTAAAACCACAGGCAATGCTCAATGCCGTTGCGGCAACTGTCGGAGCATATACCGGAGCAACCGTCTTGACCATTTCAACCGTACCTTCCGGCTGCTTCTCTTCGACCAAACGAACAGCTTTCACCGTCGCTTCACCGCAAAGCACGACTGCCGCTACCGTACCGATCGAGCTGGCAACAGACAGAATTGTAGAGGCGTTCGTCTTGCCGAATCGTTTAAGAACTTGGACACCGAAGGCAAACAGATTTTTCATAGAGACTCCTTTCAAAAATAAAAAAAAAAAAAGAAAGAGTCCACGTTTCCGTGAACTCTAACATTCATACAATTTTCTCAAACCATTCCCCTAATTCATCAAACATATGACTGACAATTCTAATGGCCAACCTAAATCCTTTCCAGCATACAAGAGCGCCAATCGCCCCGATAGCTAAAGTAAAAGCTGCACTAGCAATTCCCATAATAGTTTCCTCCTTATAATGGTTTCTATTATAAGAGTTGCATTTTTTGCGAGGGTTTTTAGAAAGCGGCAAGAAACGCCCTGAAAGCGAGCACCAATCCGAATGCTACAAAAGGAATCATAAGCATAATCAATGCAATTCCTTTAGCGGCTTCCCAAATGCTTTTCCGTTTTTCTCGTGCAATATCGCCTTCATTGATGACTCGATTTGTATGGTCGAGGTTTTCATTTCGATTGATATTCACGTCGATTCTTAAATTTCCGTTGGAATCGAATCCGATTTCTTGACCGCAATACTGGCAATAAACTTTTCGTAGCCCACGATCTATGGCTAGTCTAGATTTGCAATTCGGGCAAGTGATCATTCTCTGCTCACTCATACGCTGCTCCTCCAAAGTCGAAAAAATAAAAACCCGTGTATGCTTCTGACATACGTTTCCGGTAATCCGGTGTCCTACAATTAGACGATTCATTAGGCTAATGCAGAACCCAATGCCTGCACCTCCTAGGGTAAACTCCCAATAGGGTTTCTATTATAGCCTATGTTTTTCACGCGAATTACTCTATAAAAAACCGCTCAATAATATAGACCGTAGAGAGAATGCCCGTTACAAAACCTATAAACAAGCATACTACATCTGAACTCATCCGTCAAGACCTCCTTATGAAAAAATAAAAAGAAAGAGACCATGTAGGTCTCTCATCTAAGAATCATTTCAACACTCTAAGTTCATCCAATATATCACTGAGTCTTTCTCCGTTCTTTTTTCTTCGATCAATTTCGAGCCATTCATCATTCGACAGTTCTCGGCGAAGTTTCCAATAATGACCAAGCGAACGATCGTAGCAATATAGGTTCTTCAAATTTTCTTCTTTGTTCAGATTTGCATTCTTACCAGCAACCTTAATTACGGTCGTTAAAGCACCAACTGCAATCGGAACGATTAGCAAAATTGTTTCCTTGTTCTCGATACACCATTCCTTTGCCTCGTTAAACTTCTCCATCGACTTCCGTTTGAATTTCTCCCATTTAGTCTCATTCGGATTTAAATTCGGTAATACATACAGATTCATTCCAGTATCCTCCTTTATATGATTCTATTATAAGAAATGCATTTTACGCGACAAAAAGAAAGAGACCATGTAGGTCTCCATGCGTTGAGTTTACACGTCCTCAATAGATCTCGAACATTCCATAGCCACCTGCGCTTCACCAAGCTTATATAATAGTACCGCTTTTTCCTCGCACGTAATATGCAATTCTTTGGTCGTGCAAGTTACCAATATGCTATTCAATTTGTTTAATACCTGCTCAAGCGTCTGCTTTTGGTGTTCATAAATAAAATACACGGGATCTGCATAAGACTTATACACCTCATCTTTGGTTAATACATATAGTTTCTTTCCTAGAACATTGATCTTTTTCATATAAGATCACCTCCTACTATAGGAGATGAATTTTCTGCGAAAAAAAAAACCAAAAAGAAAGAGCCCTTGTTAGAGCTCTGTCTCTCGAAACGTCAGGCATAAACCATTTCCGCGATTCTCGTGCCAAAGTAGTAGATCACGTTCGCCTTTGAAGCATCGATATCATAATTCATGACACCGATCGGTCTTCCTTTTCGAACGTTGACGCGATTATATTTCCGAATTAACTTCGAAAACATTCTTCGCTGATCCATCGTTTCGAAATAAAACCTGATCGGAGCGTTAAACCCTTCTAACTCCACATCACAAGCGTAGCCTACCGTATGGCAGATAATAATAACTTCCATAATAGTTTCCTCCTAATAATATTTCTATTATAAGGCCTGTAATTTCTGCGAATTACGAGAAATGCTTAGGATTGTCATAGTCTTTGATCGACGCTTTGTGGATTGGAGCATCCGAATTAGTTGGCCCAGACTTTACGATGAGATTTACGAGGTGGACGTGCTTCTCGATGCCATTGCCCGAAAACTCCTCGGTCAGCAATGCTAGAAAACCCTCAAGGAATTTGTCGCAGGACTCCTGAGACGAATATTTTTCGTCATCCATTTCGAAATCGATCACAACTTCGAATCGGCGCCGACGCCGACTGCGGGCTTGCCGGAGGAATATGCC